CATGCCGTTAGACGGTGGCTGGGGCAGTGAGGCACCGCTGCCGATGGAGACTCCCATCCCCATCGCTATGCCGAGACTACCGCGACGTTTTCGCCGACTTATCCGCACGCTCTCACCGTTAGTAGTAGCCCACGATGCCCGTAGCCCCGGTCCCGGTGTTGTAGACCTTCGTGACGCACAGTGGGTGGATGATTCCGGCCGCGAGGGCACCTGACGGGATGACGATGCCCGTACTTCCCCCGACGGTGTCCACTTTCAGGGCACCAGCTACGGCGAAGCTGATGCCGCGAGTCGTCGCCGCGAGGTTCGCTCCGTCGTTGGGAGTTATGAGGAAGCAATTCGGTGCCGGCCCCGCTGGCTGGACGAACGGGTCCGCCGCTGTGCCGCTGCCGGCTTGGAGGGAACTGTTGCCGCCGCTGGTGCCGATATTCGCCCCTGCCATGTCTCACCTCTCAGAGGATGGATGCGAAGTAAGCGTTCCACGCCGTGATCTGGGCAGGAGAGAACGCATAGTTGAACAGTCCGAGTTGCCGTATCTTTGCCGCGAGGAACCCGGTCCCTCCGCTCGGTGCCCCCTGCCCGACGTAGACCGGGAGATTAGCCGATGTCACTGTCAGCCCGGCCGGAGTTCCGCCGACTGACACCCCGTTGCGGTAGATAAGGTCGGTCCCAGAACCGTTGCGGGTGCATATCAGGTAGACCTGGCTAGAGATGTTCTCAGCCACCGAACTTGAGCAAATGCCAGAACCGGCAGTAGTCGTCGTCACTTGGTCAAGGCTGCCAGCGGTGTTGATAGTCAGCGAAGCCCCGTTGTTTCCCGACTGCGTGTTGCCGAAGATGAGCGGACTGCTGCTGGCGAACCCGGTGAACTGCAAGAGAGCCGTGAACGTGTAGGCGTTCCCGATAGGGTAGTTGTTCGACGACACCATGAAGTCGTCGGTGCCGTCAGACTGCAAGCATGGGTGCCCGTTGAGCCCGGCCGCGTGGTAGGTGAACTGATCCGCCCCGACTGCTTGAGTGAACGGGTTGCCGAGCACGTCGGTCCACGTCGGCACTGCCGCCCCATCTGCCACGCCGACGCCCATGCTCGCGTCGAGGTAGAACAGCGGGTTGTAGGTGCTTGGGAAATACGGGGCCGGTGCGACCGTGATGCCGTTGTCAACCATGCAAGAGCCGTACAGGAAACGCAGGTTGACCGTGGCGTTCGACAGGATCAGGTCGTAGCTGTACTCCCCTGAAACCAGAGCCGAGAGCAGCGATTGAGCCGCGAGCAGCGTGATCGTGCCCGAAGCTCCCCCAAGCGTGATTGTCCCCTGCCCTGCCGATGGGGAAGATGAGAACGCGAACACCAGCGGAGAAGACTGCGATTGCCCATTGCGGATTTGCAGGAGTGCCGACGTGTAGCTGGTCAGGTCGAAAGGTGCCCCCAGGTTCAAGGCCGACGCTGGCAGGCTGTTCGCTGGAGGCGAGACGCAGTTGAGCACCAGCGAGAAATCGCCGTTGGCAACGATGATCGGGATGTCGAGGCGTCCTGCAAACATGCTCACACCTTACCGCTATCGCGGCACGAATTCCAGCACGATCAACGGTATACCGTCACCGTCACGGACGGATTGAGGACCACGACCAAGTAGACGGCCGTGGGCGTCGTGATGACGAGGTTGCCGAAAGGCCACTGCTTGACGGCCAGGTTAGGCTGGGGCATGTCGGTTATACCTCGAAATACGCTTGTTCACTTCCGCTGTTGAAAATCCTTGTGGTACAATTGGGGCGGCCAGCGTCAGCAAACAGGAGCCATTCTAATGAAACGCCGTGCATTCACCCTCATCGAACTGCTCGTGGTCATTGCGATCATCGCCATCCTCGTCGGAATGCTGGTGCCGGCGGTCCAGTCCGTCCGCGTTGCTGCCGCCCGCACGCAGACGGTGAACAACCTCAAGACCTGTGCCCAGGCCAGCATCAACTTCCACATGCAGTACCGATTCCTGCCCTGCAACGGGTCGGTGGTGTCCAACAATTTCATCGTCTTCCAGAAAGTCGCCCCGAACAATTGGGCCTGTCAGTCCGACGTTGAGTCCGGTTCGTGGGCTTACCAGATACTCCCATTTGCCGAGAATTCGCAGCTGTACGGCGTCCCCCACACCGGACCTTGGCTCCCGTCGTCAATGCCATACTTCCGGCTCCCGCAAGCGAGCGTGCAGTGGATGTCAACCAAGGTCTTCTGGCTCCTCGACCCTGTTCGCGGCCGGGCCGGTTCGTACACTTCCGGCCAGTTCCAAGGTAGCCAGACGGACTACGCCATCAACGCTTGGCTCAACTCACCCACTGGAAATCTCGGCGACACTGACAGCCATCTATCACTCATGGGTATCAGGGACGGCACCAGCAACACTATCCTGATCGGCATGGCGGGCATGTCAACCGACGACTACTATACCGGCGTTACCTCCGTCTGGAACCGAACTTGGTGGGTCGGCGGACTTGCAGGCACAGGTCGCAATCTTCCAGTGAGCGAGATGGATGTCAAGGGTCCGAACTCCGCAGGCCAGTGGGGTTCCGGCTACTCGGGCACAATGCCGTGGTCCTTCTGCGATGCGTCCGTGCGGTCAATCGCTTACGGTGTCAACCTGCAATCGCTCCTCACCCCGAATGGTAACGATTCGATCCCGGCGATTGATTGAGCCCTTTTCCCCAGAAGTACAGGTCGTGATGGTCGCGGTCAATCTCGGCCGCGAATCGCTTGAACGCTCTACCTATCTCAATCGCCTGATTTATCGACAGCGGGCGATAGAAGTCCTGCCACCCCTCGCGTGCCGCCGTCCCAGGCGATGCGTCCGGGTCGTTCGCCACCGTGCCGTGTTCCGGCCTGCCATTCGCAGCACAAGTGAAGAGGAACAATCCGTCAGGCTTGAGCAGCTCGACGATCCTCTTGACGGACTGCTCAAGCCGCTTGTCGTGCTCGAATACCTCCGTGCAGATGATCGTGTCGTAGATTTCAAGCTGGCCCGGCAAGTACTCCTCAATCAGGCAGACTTGATCGACGTTTTCACCTTCCGCTAGGTCGATGCCGGTGTACTCGCAGTTTACGAATAGGCCGCGATTCGTGCCGTTCACGTCCATCGACCCGCAGTCGAGTACTCGCTTGCCGACGAATGATCGTGGGAACACGGACTGAACTCGGCAGCAGAAATTCCGCTGTGCGTCATGAGCCATAGCTGAACCCTTCAACCTCGAATGGGAAGGTAAATATCTGCGGGCCTTCCCAGAGGAACCCGTTGCGACAGCAGAACGATTCGACGTGGTGCCACCCCTCCGACCCGAGCCACGTCTCGACGTACATCCGGTCCCGCCACGAATGCCCGGCCCATCGCATGTCTGGTCCGTGCCGCCGACGGTATTCTTCCGGACTCTGGAGGGAAGCTATCCAGTCACAGCGTGCCATCCAGAAGTTCCCGCAGAAGTGGGGGAAGTCTGGCAATTCCTGCCACGACACCCCGCACATATCGGCCACGGCGAGCAATTCGAGGTTCTTCCGCCAATCGGCGATTACGTGCTTTGCCATCACCCGCCGCCACTGCCGCTTGATAGGACACCCCTGGGCAGATACTCCCTTGGTGTGGAAGTACAGGACCGCCCTGTCTTGATTTTCTTGAGCGAACTTGTGGAGCTTGCACAGCGTCGGGCCTTCGTACAGGCTCAGGTCATCGTTTACATAGCGGACGAAGATTGAGACATCGAATGTCCTCGCAAAAGCCGTGAGCCACGTCGCGTCGGCTATCGTGCCGAGCACGCAAGCGGTCGCTCCCCTCAGCCCGACGTGTGCCATGAGCCGTAACTGCTCCTCGACCACTTGCTGCCAGTTCCCCATGCAGGAGACGTGGTAGAAGACGGAGAGCTGACTCGGCGGTTTCAGATCGGCACGCCGCAAGGCCATCCGGCTCTCAAACGCTTCCCTATTGTGGTAGTCGCTCGTAGTACCCTCCGATCAAGTGCGGCGTGCCTGTGTTGATGGACTTCCCGGGCCAGTGTGGGTCGTAGTCTTCCTCACGCATGACGCGGAAGTCGAGGGACACGCGGGTCTGGCCGGACTCGTTGATCTTGTTGCCGTGCTTCAGGTCCACGCCGGAGAAGATCGCGTATTCGCCAGGAGTGAGCAGCAATGGGTAGGCTTTCGGAGACTGCCGCTGCGATTCGACCCATACGGTGTTCTGCTCGTTCGTAGGCGTCAGCGGCAGCCAGACGTTCAAGGCTCTCGGCTGGTGCCCGTAATCGCGGTCGCGGTGCCACTCGCCCACAGCGACATTGCCGGGGAAGTGTATGCGGATGTTAGGCGTCTTCTGGTAGACTAGCCTGCCGCCGCCGTCGATGTTGTGGGCTATCCTGTCCTCAAGGAACGAATGGTACAGTGGCAAGAGGTCAGCGATGCGGCTGTAGAACAGCTTGTGGAATTCCGTGCTCTGGTCGGTCGCTCTGGTCAGCGGAGCGTCCAAGAGGACTCGCGTATCGTAGTGCAGTCTGTGGAGGCAGTCTACGCCGAGCACGTCTTCGATGATGTCCGAGAATGGGTGTTTCTCCGAGTCGTACTTGAATCTCCGCATCCCTACCTCCTGATTGTCGCCAGACACTCCTCGACCGTCCCCTTCGCCACGATGACATCGGCGTCGGTCGCCTGCCTCAGCATATCGGCAGTCACGCCATGATGCCACACCACCGCGATGCCGTTGGCTATCCTCTCGCACTCCATTTGTAGCGTCTTGACGATTGTTCCGAGCTGGCCGATGTCTCTGCCGTTCGCTTCCCACTCGCGGAGCCCGTTGTCGAGGTCCGTCACCGGGTCTCTCCAGTACCCGGTGTGCCACCCGTAGGAGCGTAGCTGTGAGGCTGTCGCACGGCCGGTTTCTAAGAGGACGATGAACCTCTTCGGGGCAGGAATCATCGGCCGCTTTATGCTGGCCTGAATCTGCTCACGTGCCTCCTTGATCGTCGGTGCCATGATGAGGACCACCGGACCAGCCCAGAATCGCTTGACAAGTTCCACGGTGACTTGTGGGTGCCAGATTCCAAGGTAGACGTTCTCCTGCGAGACGCACTCCCATTGCAGGTCGTGCAGCCATCGCACGAAGGCGTTCAGGTCCGGCTTGTCCTCCTTGAAGACTGTCAAGAGCCCGTTGTCGATATCGGACGTTGGGTTCCGGTCGTACCCGGTGTGGATGCCGGATTCGCGGAGTGCGGCGACAACTTCCTTTGGGCAGTCGAGCACGAAGACGTGTTCCTCACCCTTCGGGCTCTTCCAGAACTTCGTGGGATTCACCCTGCCGTTGATGTCGCTCTGGGACTTTACTTGCCCGAACAGGAACGGGTCCGGGGCGTAGACGTTATAGCCAGGTTGCAGTGGACCCATGATATGGTCGCAGTGGGTCTGGCTTGAGGGGGCACGCCAGATTGAGTACAGGTCTCGCATGAACCGCCCGCGTATGGCGTAGGCGTGCGTCCGCTGACAGTTCATGCACCTGACAACCCCGTCGCTCACCTTGCGTGGGCCCTGGATATGCTGACCTCCGAGCATGAGCTGCTCCCAATCCGACGGCACGGCAGCGAAGAATCGCTCGCAGTCTTCAAGGAAAGTTGACATCACCGTAGCATCGTCTTCGAGGACCAGCAGCGACTTCACGTCGTCTAGGATGGCGGATTGGAGGATGGTGACGTGGGACTGGAGGCACCCGTATACGGCGTCGGTCGATTGCCACCCACGAGGAGTCGGCACGATCTTCCCATCGACGGCAGGGAATATCTCGGGATCACGGAATGGCCAGCCCTTGGCGAGCACGTCAGTGCGGAACGCGGCAAGGCGGTCAGGCCGACGCCGCAGGTTGATGAGGCAAACACGGTCGAATAGGTCTCTCATTCTTTCCATTTGCCTAACGGACACTTCTGCTCTGCCCATCCGGCCTTGACATACATGCCGCACCCGCATTCCTTGCACGACAGGCGTTGCTGATCGAATCGGTCACACCCTTTGCAGATCGTGAGCCGCTGTTGCCTCATTTCTTCCGAGACTAGCTTCATGCCGCTGGTGACGTGTTGCCAAGTAGCTTTGCCAAGATTAATCGCCTTCTGGAATAGGCCGGGCTCTGGCCTATTTCCGATTGCATCCCAGTGCTTTCGGAAGCCCGGGTTATTGCGGTATCGGTCGCAGAAAAAGCAGTCAGGTTTATCGCAAAGACATGGTCTCATGATGTTATGATAGCGTCGTTGAATCCGACTGCACAAGGATCGCACACAGTAGTCCCGGCTCCTGGGCAAAATGTGCAAAGTGATATATCCGTCTGGCACGCTAGCGCACAACCCATGTCTCCATTGTTCGCGGCCGGTTCAATTGCATAGAAGGTTGCTGGATTTTGTGGAAGAGTCCAAGAAAACGGGACGCATGTAAACGAATCTCCGCTAGTCGTCTCTTGGTCACAAAATGTCGGGTTAACGCATTGCGTTTGACAAGAACCTTGGATTGCAAAGTCGCTATTTCCGATGCACTGCATGAATAAGGCTAGATACTCAGTACAATTGAAAGGCCCTGGTGGAGGTGTGTCGCTTGCATAGCAGGCGGAATACCATCCTGACTCAATGCCCCAAGGATTAGATGGATAGAATGGGTTTGTCAAGTGGTATATCAGAGGTATCGGATTCGGAAGCGTACTCCACGTCATTGCCCATCCTGCACATATAAAAGGCAAAGTTAATCCTGAATATGATAAGTATAGAGTCGGCGGGTTCTCGGCGAACGCTAAGCCGCACGCACCCGCCATGCAAGGATTATACGGACCTATCGACGATGCCGCACTTCCGGACGGATGTATGATGGAACCTGACCTGGCGATTGACCTAGAAGCACTTGATGAACTTGACGAAGAACTGCTCGATGACGACCCAGGACAGCAGCAAGAGCCGTCGTATGTCTTAGTTACCGTGTATATCTTTCCGGGCGTCATATCAGCAGTGACCTTGGCTTATCGTCGTGCCCGGTGGGAAGCACACGCAGATGTATGTCTCAGTGACTACAATTTGCCCGTTGACGCAAGCTGCCGTGACGCCGACGAGCAGAGACGTACATACGTTAGAACTTGAACCGGACGACGTTGGTGGTGAGCCGCAGCAAGCATCGAATTCGTAGGTCGGATTTCCGCCGACCATTGTCTTGAACCGCATCCACCGAAAAGATGGGAACGGCACTAGGTTGTTATTCGCCTCAGTCGCTCCACCGCTGCCGATTGCTCCGGGCGTCCCAATAGTGACTGCCGCTGACCCTGATCTTGCCCCCGCTTGAGGCTGTGGTGTTCCGGTAGCGTCGTAGACCTGTTCGTTCCAGTCGTAGACGTAGATGCCGTTGACGAGCGTAGCGGCAGTGATTTCGGCGAGGAATATTGCCTCAAACCACCCCGGCCCCTTGTCGTCGTCGTAGCTGCCGAGTCCGCTCATGTCTCACCCATTGGCCGCACAGTTGATCGCTACCGGACTGTCCGGGTCCATGAACAGCAATTCTACGGGGAACGACAGGTAGTAGGGTGGGCCGAGGTTCAGGACGTTGCTCGCCCCGAGCGTGACCTGGATCGAGTTCGCTACCGGCGTGCCGCTGCTCTGCATGTAGTTCGTGGCGTAGTAGTAGTTCCGGTCCTGCCACGGTAACAGGTTGTGTCCCCCGATGATCCAGTTGTAGTTCCACGATCCCCAGGGTGCCGAGCCTGGTGGGGGGAAGTTCGGCGTCGGCAGGTTCGTCCCGATCCTTCGCGTCTCAAGGAAGATGAGGTCGATGTCAACCAGCTTCTCGGCCGTGAATATGCCTGTCGGTCCCGCTGCGGTCGGCCACGGCATGAGGCTCTGCGTAGGCTGGGTGTACGTCGTCGGCTTGTAACCCATGTAGAGCAGTTCGCCTGGATTCCAGTCCCACCAAGCGTACTGGTTGACCCGCCCCCGGTAGAACTGGAGGAAGCTGTTCGCGGACTGGATGTATCGGTAGGGGACGTGCTCCCACCGCATCGTGACCAAGCTGTTCGGCAAGAGGAAGAAAGGTTGTCCGGGGAACACCGCACCGTTAGGCGGTTTCTTGACGTGCGTTGCGTCTAGTTGAGCGGCGAAATTTATCTGCCCCTGCTTGAAGTTGACGACATCCTCTTTCGGCAACCGCTCGTAGTTGCAGTACCTCCACCACTCCGTAGGGGCGGTGTAGACGACCGACCCACCGCTCGGGGTGTAGTAGGTGTTCTCGATGGTGCTGATCGAACTGTCTTGAAACAGTGGATACTTGAGGTTCTGGAAGTCGAGTGTGATCTTCACGACCGGGTACAGCCAGAACTCAGGGACGCACGGAACTTCGAGGTCGCCTACAGTCGCCGTGAGTTCGGCACCGTCAGCAGCACCTGGCAGCGGCGGGTCAACCGCGTTCGGGTCCGACTTGGAACGGTTCATGATGAACTGGATGTCGTTGATCCCCACGCAATAGAGCCACTGCATGATCGGGTGGGCCAGCGGCATGACGCGGTTCATGACGCCGGTCGCTGAGGGGAGCGGATTAGTAGACCCCATCACATCGTCCGGCAGGCTCGCCATCTGTGCGGCGGTCAGTGCGGCGTAGACGGCAGGGGGGCCAGAGGATGTCTGGTAGACGGCGTAGTAGGGAACCGTGGCCCGCTGCTGCTGCCAGTTGACGGTTATCTTGTTCGGCGAGACGGTGTCGCGGACTTCGATGTAGGTGAGGACGGTCATCAGAATCCCCCTAGAGGATTCAGTCCGCGAAGAAAGCCGGCCCGTGCGTCCTGGAAGGCGTTGATTCCACCGGCCACAGCACCGGGGACGTTGCGAGGATTCAGCCCGGCGACTTCACGGAGGGCGTTGACGATGATCCGCTGCAACTCCGACGCGAGGTCTCTGTTCTGCACCGAGTCGATCCCCCTGAGGATGTCCGCCAGGTAGTCCTCCACTGCCCGCTGCTGACCACCGCCAGCCTGCACTGACGCGATGGCGAGATTCTTGCTGATCTCCTCGAACCCGCTGATACGCACGTCCTGCACTGCAATCGGGGCTGGACTCCGCGGACCCGCCAATGCCTCGCGTATGCGGCCTACCAGTTCGCCCAGGCCGACGAACTTGAGTAACAGGGCGGCGAACGTCGCCAGCCCTTCAACGACGCGGTGGAGCGTTGCACGGAACGCCTCCATGTCGCCAGCCCCACCGAAGAAGTTCCGCAGGATGTCGCTGAACGTCTTGATCATGACGGTGATGCCCGCATTGAGGGCACGCACCAGGGCGTCTATCGCCGGCCTCAACTCCTCGAAAATCTCCATAATCGGCCGCATCGCTTCTTGGAACAGCACCAGCGTAGCGAGTAGTCCGCCGCCGACCAGCGTAGCGATCACCTCGAACACTTGGGCCACTTGCGAGATGATGTCCGCGAGGAACTTGAACGACGGGATGAGCAGTTGGATGGCCGATGAGAACTGGCCGCCTATCGTCACCATCAGCTCGCCGAATATCTCCGCGACCGCAGCAACGACTGGCGACAGGGCCTCCATCGCCGGGTACAGGATGCCGGCTATCTCGTTTGCGACTTTGCCGAGCACGTCGAACAGCGGCACGAACGCTACGCCGAGGGTCGCGTTGAGCTGCCTGACCGCGTAGTCGAACTGGAACAGCGTTGCTGGGCTGAGGGCTTCCACCCACTTGCGGGACTCGCTCACTGCTGACTGTACGATGTCAATCAGTCCCTCGAAAGCGATGGCAACGAGTGCGGCCGGCCCCGCAATGGCAGCGAGCCCGGCGTCAGCCCCGGCGGCAGCTACCCCTTCCGTCGCACCGCCAGCAGCAGCGGCGACGGGTTCCACGGCAGACGCGGTGGCAGAGCCTACTCCCTGGATTACTTGTGCGAGCCCGGTGGTGAAGTTCTTGAACAGGTCAACGGTCGCCGAGAACGTGCGGCTGAATTGGGCGAGCGAGTCTTGGAACGCACGCACCGCCGGCGAGTCGAATATCTTGTCAAGAAAATCCGTATTCGTCGTCGGGCTATTTTGGACTTTGGCCATTGGTCTTCGCCGCGTATTTCGCCCTGAGGAAAGCCTTGTGCACTTCCGCCTGTGCCGGGGACAGCCCGATCATCTGGTTCGACACCAGCCCGTCGATGACCGCCAACTCCTCTTCCAGCGTCCAGCTATCCTTGACCGGCATCGGCCTCTCCGGCCACTTGAGGGAACCGTCCTTCGTGCGGGCGTGGAAGTACAGCTCGAACTTCTGGAAAGGGCTGAGTTCCGCGATTGCCTTTATTTCGAGCCTGACTTCCGTCGCAAGGTGGGCATAGATGGCCTTGCGGAAGAGGGCATTGAATCGCAGCACCTCAGCCGGGTCTAGTTTTTTGAGTCGTCCCCTTCCTTGAGCCTCTTGGGTGTGGCGAGCGATTGGTTCGTCACCAGGGCCAACATGCTCATGATCTCCGTGCCCTTCGCCTCCATGAGCTTGATCATCTCAACGCGGTCCTTGCACCCGAGCATCTGCATCCCGAAGAAGATTCGCCCCGACGGAGTCTGCAAGTAACTCTGGCAGATCGGACCTTCAAAGCCGAACTCGCCCCGCTCGAACCGCTGGTTGCACGCCTTGAGTTCCTTGGCGTAGGCCGCGTCGTCAGGAGCCAGTGCGGATTCCGCAGTAAGCGTGATAGCGTCAGCGTAGCTCTTGAGCAAGCTGTTCCGCTTGGCGAGGTCCCCCACGTCAGTAGGGACCGGTTGTGCGAGGAGCCCGGCGTGCATCCGCCAGTTGTCGGCAATGACCTGCAAGGCCCTGACGTGCTGCTCGCGTCTGTCCTCGTAGGTCGCCTCGATCCGCCGCCGCTCGTTCTTGAACAGGTGAATCTCGAAGGCGTTCATGATGCGGTCGTTCAGGACGGAGAGCTTGTAGGTCTTGCCGTCGTACTCGATCGAGAACGCCTCGCCGCTGTTGCCGAGAATCTGCGTGAGTGTCGCGGTCATTCTTTCCCCTTAGCTATGACAGGCTGATCGTGAAGGATCCGGACGTCTGGGCCGTAACCGCCATCATCGCTGCCCCTTCAATATCATCCTCAGGTTCCAGTGATTCGATCAGTGCCGTCACCTGCAAATTGATCATGCTGGTGATGCCGAGCGTGAACAGATAGCTGTTGCCGATAGTCATGGGCATGTTGCCCACGTCGTAAGGCCCCGACAAACTCACGGTCGCGGAGAGCAAGCCGGTGACGAGCTGCTGGAACCCGCTGGTGAAGTTGTTCACCGGGACCAGCTTCGCCTTGTAGGACAGCTTCCATTTGGCGAAAGCATACGTCAAAGTCCCTAAAAGCGTTGATCCTTGCTTACCAGCGATGGGATTAAAAGCCATGTTTTATTCCGGCTTTAGGCCGCTCCTTACGTTGTTGATCCGAATACGATTACCGTGAGGACTCCCGTGCTGCCGCCGTTGTTCGTCACCCGCAGAGTCCGGTGGGTCGCGTCTACCACTATGCCCGTCACCGTGTTGTTCTCCGCGTGCATCTCCATTGCTCCGGGATTCACCGTCACGCCGGCGGCCGGGAGGAACCACGCCGCGAGTCCGTTCGTCGTTCCGGGTGCCAAGAGAAACTGACCGGGATTTGCAGCGGCGGCTATCACGAGGATTGCGAACACGTGGGCGAACCCGGTCGCGTTCCCTACTTGGTCCGTGAACGAGAACAGGTCGAACTCATTGTGGGCACCGGCCGCGAGAGAGAACTGCTGGGCGAATGCGTCGTTGGGGATGCCGACCCCGGTCCCCTGCCAGTTGTAGTTGTTCTGCGAGGGTCCGAGCGTGGCGGGTCCAAACGGGCTGGCCGGGTTCGTCAGCGTGAAGTTCACGGCCGCCTGTAGTGAAATCGAATTCGCGGCTACGTTTCCTGCCATGCGTCCCCCCTCACGTAGTGCGGGTCTCGGCTACGTCGTAGTTGACTACCAGCCCTGTCAGGTCGTAGGTCGTGTTGCTCCACGCCGCCTCGCTGATAACGTCGTCCATGTCTATGCTCACGTCCCAAGGCCCCTTGCTGATCCCGTTCGGCAGCACAATCGGGTTCACCTGATAAATCTGGTTGCGGATCGTCTGCCGCACGAACATCACCTGCTGCAAGTCGCTCAAGAGGTAAGCGTTCCCGGCACTGACGATGCCGATCACTATCGGGTACGACCAGACGATGTTGTATTGCCCGTCGTTGCCGGGAAACGTCTGACCCGCCCCGCCCTTCCTTATCTTCTCTCCGGACTTGCCCGGTGCAAGGATGACCATCGGCAGCAAGTCCTGGTCCAGCACGATTACTTTCTTGCGGACGACCACCTGCATCTGCGGGAGCACGCTTCCGAGCGTGTTCTCAAGCGAGACTAGTAGCCCCTCGTAGTTCGACAGGATCACGGTGTCGTCACCTCGACGGGTTTCCAGCCGGTGAACTTCTGCACCTCGCAGGAGAACTCCGCTTCCGCGAACTCGCTAGTCACGTCCACGATCAGCCAGCCGACGCCGTTCATGTCCTGGATGTAGTTCTGCTCTTGCGGACGGGGTGCTCCGCTCATCTGCAAGTTCTGCAAGTCGATGTCGAACTTCGAGGTAGTCTGCACCAGCGACGACCCGTCAGCCCCCTGCCTGACCTGCTTGGTCTCATACTTCCGTGCTCGCGGGATGAAGTAGGACACGAACTTATCCACCGTCCCGTTCGGCGAGCCGGCCTGCGTGTTCCGCACCAAGAGCCACACCGGCCTGACCTGCCCCTGCAAGTCGAGCAAGTTCCCGAGTTGGCCAGCGAGCGTGAAGTCGATCATATCGCTATCCTCTTGGTCCGCTCCCGTGCCAAGGTGGACGCGATCTCCCGATTGAACAACCCCAGCCATTCCGAGTCCGGTACGCTGACGCTGACACCGCTCTTGCTCACGCTCGTAGGGTGCTGGCCGAATAGAGCTATCTGCCGCATCTTGCTCACCATCAGCTCGCACGCCTGCACGACCGACAGCGGCGGCGACTGCCCTGCCGTGTAGCTGACCTTGATATTCCCCGCCGGCGGTCCCGGATAGGACAGGACCAATCCCTGCACCCACTCGGCCGGTCGTGCCCAGTACGTCCCCAGCCGCGTCAGCTTGCCCGTAGTGCTCTGGCTTCCCGGCCCGTTGTCCCAGTCGAGGCAGAAGTCAACGCCCTGGGTCAAGAGCGTGGTGGACGCGAACGACCCGCTGGTGTCCCCCGACGCCGCCGTGTCGTCCTCGTAGCACGACGTGATGGACAGGACGGGCGTAACCGATAGCCAGATGAACGGCGTGTTGCACCCGCTCAGAATCTCGTTGCTCACCGTCTGCACGCTGTAGTCCGCGACGCCGATGTAGTCGAGGATGAGCGACGTAGCCCGTGCGATCCAGAGCCCTAGCTGGGCGTCGAACGTCGTGTCCTGAACGGTGAGACCCAGCAGGGTCTTCATGTTCTCGACAGACGTGAGTTGAGTCTGGCTCACTTGCCCCTCAAAGAAAAATGCCATGCCAGGTGAAGGACTGGCATGGCATACCTGGCGTAGCCGACCGTGCAGAAAGATCGCTTACAGTGTGTTCGGCAGACGGCTGTAACCGGCCGTCGTGTCCGACATCTTGGCCTGCTCGATGATGATGCCGGCAGTCACGAACACGGGCGACGTGCCGGCAGTCGTCGTCATGTTCAGCCGGGCGTACCGCAGCACCCGGTTGCCGATCAAGCTGATGTACTGGTTGCTCGTGGTGACGCTGAACGTGGTGTTGCCAGCGATCACGGTGAAGGTGCCGTTGGTGGTGGCACACTCTTCGAGCTGCCCCGTCAACGAGGGTGACGTGCCGGTGACGGCCCCGATGATGACCACGGCGTTCGTCAAGTTCTCGGCCATGCTCATGTCGATGGCCGTGCCCGTGGTCGCGGTCGTGATGCCGGCCGTCGTCGGCTGGATGCTCGTGCCTTGGATGCACTGCGAGAGGTCCACGACGATGGACGCTTCGTGCTCGGGGAACTCGGCTTCCTTCTCCCAGTTGTAGAGCACTTGCTCCAACTGCGGGGCGAGTTTCCGCGTGAGCGGCTTGCCGTCGAAGTCGAGTCCGGTGAGCCGGGGACGTTGGTCCAAAACGTGCATTGCTGAGTCCTCTTGTGAGTCTTCGGACTTCGCGTCCGCTTAGTTTCCAATCGTGGTCGGCAGCAACTGGTCCGCGTAGATGAACGCACCCGGATTCAGCGGTGCCCCATCGGCGGTCATGATCGCCCGCACGGCCGTCTGGTCGGCCTGGAAGATCGCACCCTGGTTCGCCATTGCAAATTCGATGCTGCCGAACATGCCGATTCGCATGTTGCTCCACATCCCGCCGAAAAGCACTGTGAGGTTCGTGCCCGAAGACTTCACCCGGCCGTTCGGGACGTTGGAGCTGTTGACCACCTTGAAGCCGGCGAGGTAGTCGATCTGCTTCCCGTCCTCGAACCCGCGAGTCAGGTCGAACAGGAACAGACCGCCAGAGTCACCGACAGCGGCCACACCGGCACGCTTCGCCTGCATCGACCGGAGCAAGGTCGGGTAGATCAGCCAGCCCTCGAACTTCGCGTTGGCGGCCTCAACGTTGCCAATCATGGTGTACGGGTCGCCGGGGGCGAGCGTGTAACCGTTCGTGGTCGTGGCCGAACCCGTGCCGTTGAACGACTGGACGCCGGAGTAGCCGACGAGTCCCTGCGTGACGTTCTCGCTACCAGCACCGACCATCAGGTTCTGGTCGAACAGCAACGAGATCGAAATCATCATGTCGTTGCGGAACAACTGCTCGACGATGGGTCCGCCGAAGCGGAGAAGCTCGTTGTTCGTGACGATGTACGCCCCGATCTTCTTGCCAGCGATTTCAATCTGGCCGGTGCCGACAGAGGACTGCGTGGTGTTCGCACCTTCGCCGACGTTGTAGGCGGTCGTCGGGGTCGTCTGCCGGGGGAACGTGATGCGGCCGGACGGAGGCAAGGGGAAGATCACCGCACCAGACGCGAGTACGGCCGAGTTGTTACGCAGCAAAGGGACCAGCGGCCCGAACTCAGGGAACGGCACCAAGGCACCGCCCAGGTTTTCTTGCAGGAAGCTCTGGGTCGAGCCGCCAACCTTTTGGGTGAAGCCCTGGTCGTTCCACTGCTGGTTCGTCTTCGTCACCAGAGCCGGATTGACCAGTCCCTTCTGCACCATCCAAGAGGCGTATTCCGGGTCGTAGGCCGGCTGCGTGTCGAGCAGGCTCTTGACCTCGAAGGCCAGTTCCTTGTCGATGCACGACAGGCGTGAGTCTTCCGAGTACAGGAAGTTCATCCCGAGCGGGCTGACGATGGTCTCTTTGTTGGTGTTGATCCCGTCCCGTTCGGTCGCCTCACGCCAGCCGCCCTTGTGGTCGCGGAAGGATTTCTTGAGCCTGTCCGACATGTTGAATTCGAGCTGGGCGTCTTCGGGCCGGATGGCTCCATTTGCAAGGCCAGCCGCCTTGTGGAACATGTATCCACGGCTGCCCATCGTGTCTTCACCAGCACGGGCTGCCGGGGCCTGGTTCTGGCCGAGGATGCGGCTCTTTGCCGTGGCTACCGAGCCGCGTCCGGCGACCAGTTGCCTTTCTGGCAACGCCTCTCGCCGTGCGGCCGCGATTCGCTTGCGGGCCTTCTGCAAGAGGGCCAACTCTTCTTTGAGTGCCTGTGTCTTCGCGGTGATTGCCATTGCAGTCAGTCTCGTTAGGAAAAGTTCTGGCCCTGAAAAATCAGAGGTTATCGGGAAAGGCGTTCGATCTCTGCGAGTTCCCGCTGGATCGAACGACGCAATTGCTCTTCCGTGTCCGACCCGAGGCCGAGCGACTTCGCCGTCTCGGTCTCCATGTCCGTGCCGCCCTCGCCTGCTTCGTGTTCGTCGTCGAACGTCTCTTCCGTCTCGCCACCCTCCATGTCGTAGACCGGAAGGTCCTTGTAGGACTTGTGCTTGCCGTAGTTCTTCTCGTGGTGGGTGCGGAAGTGCGAGTCGAGCTTGTCCATGATGGACTTCGCGTCGTCGATGGGCTTCCGCATCGGCCCCTCGACGTGGTCGTGGGCACCGATCACGTCTTTCAGCCCGTGCAGTCCCGCCATGATCCGGTGAGCGGCTTTTGCCCCTTCGGGCATGCCTTCGAGCGGGTCTTCCTCGCCGGCGATGTTCTCTTCGGTCTCTTCTTCGTGTGCGAGGTGTTCGGACCTGTCGGGGATGTCGCCGGGCTTGCGGGCGGGTTCGTCAACGACGTGTGCTGGCATGACTTGCTCTCCACGGTGGATGCGACTACATGCTGTCCATCGTGCGAGAATCGTCTGGCGGGTTCAATCGCCGATTCACTACTGAGAATTGACCTTGACCGCCCACGGCCCGGAAGTGACGTGCCCCGAGTCGTCCATGAACTCCTCGCGGACCACGGCGACGGGGCGTCCCCTGTGGTCGGTCCAACGCCCCTCGCGGACGAACTTCACCCCACCGTCAGCGTTGCCGAGTTCCGTGGTGGCTGACTTGGCACGCACTTCAGCGTCTGGGACAGTGCCGTCAAATTTGTCGTCGGCGACAATTTTGGCTGGCTCTTTCAGTGCCGCGAATGTATCGTCCGTCTGCTTGGTCCAGTCGGCGTTCTCGTCTGTAGCGTCAGGCGAAGGGAACTCACTTGTGGAACTGCTCATAGGTCGGCCCTCCACTCTGTGATCCGGCAAAAGTGTTCGTGGCGAGATCAATCTTCGGTGCGATGTGAGTCCACGCTGCCGTGTTGCACTTGATTTTTCCGCCGAGTACGACGCACTCGGCTTCGGTCAGGCACCCTGCCCCTGTTAAGGCTGTTGAGAACACTCTTTCGATTGGAACCCGCACGGCGATCATCATGCAGTTTTTCTTGGAGTTGTTCCTTGAACTGTCCGCGAAATAATGGGCCGTGTCGAAACTCGTGCTGAATGACGACAGCGGTTGCAACGCTGTCTCAGCACCATCTTGCGATGTCCACTTCTCCTCAATCTTTCCGCCCTCAAGCTTCATGCCGCGATATAGGACTAGTTCCTTGATGCCTGCCTTCTTGAAAAACTCCTGCGTGTTCTCGTAAGTCGCTTCGAGATAAGCGTGGATGATGCCGCTGTACTTCTCACGCATCTCTTCCGTCTTGTCTTGCAACGCGATTTCCTTTTTGCTGCCGCTCGGCCCGACGTAATTGAAACTGTCCTTGACGTTGAAAAATTCCTTGGCTCCGCCTTGAATAGCACGCGACAAGGCATTGTGATCGTTGGACGATTCCGCCCAGTTGTTGACGAGTACGGCGACGGCACCTTTGAGAGCGTCTTCTTCGTCTACCACGTCTTCCCAATGCTCCTCGTTGTACTCTTCGACAAGGGCTTCCGCTTCGGCCTCTACCGGAGTGCCAGCGTACTTTTTGCTGAGGATTTCAGCGATCTGCTGCGTCAGATTTGCTTTAGCGTGTGCTCTCATCCCATGCGTTGCTTCAATGTTGCCCTTCGCGTCCACGGTGGATTCGTGGTCCCCTTCGTCTCTGGCGAATTTCTTGAACCACTCGCCCATGATCCGGTTCATCCCACCGTTAGACGATTGCTCTTTCAGTGATTGCAGGAAGGAAGCGTTCGTGTCGGGACTGCCTTCCGCCTTTTTTTTTTCGCTCGCCTCTTCCTTCTCCCCTCCCTTGCCTTGCTGCCGAGTCCAGATTTTGCCGCCCTTTGGGCCTTCGCCTGAGTAGGTCCAGCCTTCGCCGGGTGGAGTGGGGCCGTGGTACTCTTCGGCCTTGAGGGTGAAGCCGGCAGCTGATTTGTTGCTGGATTCGGTCCCGCGAAAAGCACCCTTATCTCTTTTCAGAATCCTAGCCGCGACAGAATCCTTGTCTCTCCAGTCCGAGACCCCGACATCTTTAGCCAGCTTCTCGCGTACACCCTTGGGTTGCGTGTCCAAGAGTTTGACAATCTGTGCATGCACGTCGGCGTCAGGCTCGCCCTTCTTCATGTCGTACTTGATGAAATCGTGCAGTGCCGTCCAAGTTTCCGGTAGCTTGCGAGGTGCGGGCGGTTGTTCGCGTTGTGGTGAAGGCTCAGGTTCCTTCTGTGCAATCTTGTTCCCGTGTTTGTCGTAGCCTTCTCCGAACGGATTGAATTCCTCTCGTTTGGTTCCGATGCCGTTTCTGCCCATGAACTCGGCAGCAGCTTTACCGATAGACTCGGCGTTTGCCCCGCGTCCGATCATGACTGTCCCGTATGTGTTCTCTTTGTCGGACGGACTCATTTCCCGATGAACGTCCGACATGTTGCGGACTTCGTTCCACACCTTCAATTCGATTTGCTTCTGGTTAGCGAGAGAAATCAGGAGGCTTTTGAATTCCGTTGGCTTCATGTCGGGAGCAATCTTTCGCTTGAGTTCGGCATACAGATGGTCCGTCCTTGCCAGACCGTCACCGTGAACGTCTGACGCTGCGAATGCTCCGACTATTGATCGTCCTAAACTTTCGGCATCGTGAGGCTGGCCCTGTGATTGCTTTTTCTCGCCACTATGTTCGGCGGGTCCGCTTTCCGGCTCTCCCTGATGCTGCCAAATTTTGCCGCCTTTTGGGCCTTCACCCGTCTGCACCCATCCTTCGCCGGGCGGATTAGGCCCATGATACTCCGCTGCCTTCCACCCCTTCCGCACCTCGACAGGCTTCCGCGAGTCCATGCTGATCGTGCTGCCGTTCGACAAGTGCAGGATGATCGTGTTCTGCTTGCGTTCCCGCTGCGTCACCTTGGCGAACTCGCCCGTCTTCGGGTCTTTCACGTCGTTCCCCGCCCGCACGTTGTTGATGTGCGTGGACACCGGCCTCGGCTTCGGAGTCACTGAAGAAGTCTGCGGCAACGGCGGAACGGCTGTCGGTTCAGGCGTCTTCGCCGTGCCGGGCATGGCTGCTTGCTGCCTCTCGGCGACGGCCTTGTCCCGCTTGGCCTTGAGGGCTTTCTGCAAGAGGTCGCGGTTCAGGGAAGTGTTCGCCACCTGATTGCTGCCCCACGAGTGCGGGTTGCTCTCCCTCAGCGTCACGCCTAAACGCTTGGCGAACTGGTTGAACTCGCCGTGGCTCAGTCCTTCCGAACTCTTGACGATGCCGTCGATGTCATGGTCCGTCACCTGAGACGGTCGTGCCGCCAGCTTGTTCCGCAGTGCGTCCGCATGGTCAATGGCGAATGGCACAGGAGAGTCATTGCGTCTCAGCGGCGCCTTCTGCCAGTCGTGCCGCTGCCTCAAGTGTGGGTACTTGTTGAGGATCGCGTCGGGGACGGGGATGCCTTCCTTGACCGCCTCATACGCTGAAATTTTCTCGGCCTGAATGTCTATCTCACGCTGAGTCGGGGGATGGTCGTAGGTCGCTACCCTGACATTGCCACGCATAAGCACGTTAGGCTTGTCGGGGTTGACCGATAGGCCGATCTGATGCGGCGACTTGAGCCACGGTTTCACCGGCGGCGGGTGCTCCTGCTCGCGGGCCTGCTCCTCAGGTGTGCCGGTGGGAACCTGTCGTTCCCGCTCGTAGAGATTGGATTCGGGGTCTTGCGGTGGCTCTGGCAACGGCACGCGGGGTCCGCCGCCGCCGTACTTGGCAGCATTCGGGTGCGTGTGCAGCAACGCACGTGGGGCGGGTTCTCTCTCTGGTTCAGGCGTGCCTAGCGGCCTGTCCCCTGCTTCGCGTGCCCGCTCGTCTTCCTGACGCTGCCGCTGCTCTTGGAACTTCCTTTCGGCCTCCGGGTCTTCCTTGACGGGATTGAGTTCCAGCCGACGCCTGCCGAGTTCGTTGTTCACGATGTCGCGTGCGGTCAGGACGACGTTCTGGTCCTTATCGTTGCCGTACCACCCCTCGACGCCTAACTCCCTGCCGGCCTTCTGGAGGGCGTCTCCCGACAGTCCCCTGAGAGCGGCTTGCACCTTGACCTGCAACTCGCGGATGGTGCCGCTTATCAGCCCTTCCTCCGTCCCCTTGTTAGCTGAGAGTATGCCCCGCACGTCCTCCGCGACGCCGGGGACGGTCTTGGTCGGTGCCGCTGGCTTCTCGCCTTGTGGTTGCCCGCTGTGCCGCCACAGCTTGCCGCCTCGCGGTCCCTCTCCAGCGAATTCCCATCCTTCGCCGGGGGATTCGGGCTGGTGCCTCACTTCGTCCTTGAGTGTGAAGGACTTCGCCGTGATACCTTCGCTCCCTTGCTCCCACTCCGCGAGCAAGTCCTTGACTAGCTGCTCGGCCAACTCGTTGATCTGTGCGTCCGTCAGTCGGTCGAATCCCTTGGTAGACATCGACTCGCGGGCACGCTTGTAGACTTCGGCGATCACGATGAACGGGACGGCCGTCAGTGCAGTTTGACCAGGCACCCATACGGGCACGCCGAACGCTGCACCTACTCCGGTCACTCCCCACGACAGGATGTTAGCCGCCCCGAAGATTCCGAGAGCTTGGCGACGACCATAACGAGCCTCCAGCCTCTTGAACATGCCAGCCGATACTGACCGCATCTTGCGTCCTGCCGCACCGGCCGCACGCATGGTCTTCTTGCCGCCCTCGACTATCTTCGCGGCGATGTCGTCCGCGTGGTGCATAGCGTTGCGGATGCGTGGAGAGCGGCGGATAGCTGACGCCATGCTCCACTGGTGCTTGCCGTTGCTCTTGGGTTGTTTGCCGGGGGACCAGATTTTCCCGCCGCGTGGTCCTTCGCTCACGAGGTGCCAGTTGTCGCCCGGCGGCTTGGGTCCGTGGTACTCGGCAGACTTCGCGGTGAAGGATTTTGCAGTCTTCCGCTGTCTCTTTACGGCAGTCCACTTGCCCCACTCGTTGTTCCACGCGAGTTGGAACTTACTCCCGTCGTCCGCCATCTCCTTGTTAGCGACCGCGATGTCTTCGGCAGTGTAGTCCCTGAATTCAGGGTCGTTGAATGTCTGGACATAGGATGCCGAGATGGTGTCACCTACCATCTTGCGGGCCTGCTCAAAGTATTCACGGTCGCCCATGTCGGGCTTTCCCGTCAGAGGGTTCGTGACCAGCACTGACCGTTCGCCGACGAGACTTCCGAGGTCTCGCAAGTGCATCGCGTTCCAGCCACCCTTGCCATCGGGAACAAGGCGGAATTTGCTGCCGTCGTCGCGGAGTTTCTGGTTCGCCTCGCGGGCGTCCTTAGCTGTTGCCATCGGGTTCTTGCGGAAGGATTCGACAGCAGCATTAACCGGATCATCTGCGGGTGGCTTTTTGAGCGTCGGCTCGCCGCCGGGGATAGAATCTGTCCGTTTCCAAATCTTGCCGCCCTTCGGTCCTTCCCCAGACAATACCCATCCCTCACCAGGCGGGGTCGGCCCGTGATACTCGGCAGCTTTTTCGATAGTTGCGAGCACGTTACACCGTCAGACTGGATTCAGCTTCGGTGAGAAAATCCGCCGCCTTCGCCGTGATTGCTTCGTGTACCTTCCCCTTGCCGTCGTCACGTACCACGTCACCCTCTTTGTTACCGTGGTTCACCCCGCAACCCGCGAGCGTTGACCTTGCCCACACGTAGAGCCGGTGCTGGCGGTAGGGGGTAACGAGCGTCTGCCGTCCGTCGTCCGCGACGTGCAGGAAGTGGTGGTGTTTCTTCTCGGCGTCGGTCAGTTCCAACGCCCCTTCAAGTGCGACCGTCGCGGGTTTCTGCTCCTTGCTGGTGATGGACTTCTCTTGCTTGGGAAGTTCCGCGATGTTGGCGGTCAGCGGGTAGGTGAGGACTTCGTTGCCGTCCCACTTCGCGGGCTTCGTCTTGTCCCACGGGTAGGGGAACGAGAACTTGCCGGCAGCGGTCTGGATGTCCAAGACCCCAGCTTTCTTGTCGCGGCTGACGACTTGGATTTCCTGCGGCTGGAGGGACGTGTTGCCGCCCATCCACAGTTGCAAATTGTCGTAGTCCCAGTTCTCGCGGGGTCGGACAACGAGAACCACCTTGTCTCCGAAGTGTCCGCAATACTCGGCCTGCATGTCGTCCGGCAGTCCGTCAATGGAGAACTGTCCCGCGATGTTCACTTGGGGGATGCTGTTGCGTGGGACGCCGTTGCGGGCACGCGGCATGTCTCCGGAGGGGCCGGCAGCTCCCATGCTGCGGTCGAGGGAGTCGCGTGCGAGGTCGATGGTGCGGTTCGGGTTCGATGGTTCCATTGGGATGCTCTTTTGGGTGATACCTGGGACTGAGACGGATACGGGGCGGTTCAGGTGGTAGCCGAGCTGCTCGAAGGACTTTCGGATCACGGGGTCGAGCGGGTCGCCCTCAAGTTTCTTGCGGCCCAGCAGAGTCAGCACGGCGTCAGGGTTCATGCCTGCCGGAACCCACGATCCCTCGACCATCGCACATCGCTCGATGAACCGGCCCGGCTTCGGCAGCCCGGCGTCCGGTTCGGGCGGCAGCTTGCGGACGATCAAGTCCTTGAAGGCGATGCTGTTCGCCCTGAGTACGCGGGCCTTGACCAGCGAGTAGCACTGCACGGCGAACGCGGTCTTGTTGTGGAAAAAAGTCTTCTGCGTGATGACCTGGGAATCGACATCCTTCCAGACGCAGTACTTGCCGTCCGGCGATTCGCTGACCCCCACTGGGAACGGGGACCACTTGCCGTGGTCGTACAGGATGATCGGGTTACTCTGATGTTCGGTGGTGACGACCCCGCCAACGTCTACCACGTCGCCCACCCAATCGCGGCGGTTCGTGCAGAGGATGCCGATGGCGGACATCTCCCCGTCGTCGGTGGACACGTCCATGAGGTCGCTGTTGAGGCTGACCAGCCCGTCTACTTCCGACTCTTCGGAGGTGTTGTAGAGCTTGTAGGTGTAGGCCTTGACCGACTGAACGTCGTGGCACCCGCAGGCCGACTTGGCGGTGACGGAGGCGAGTCCCCATAACTGGTTGCACAGGGCTGTGCGGTCCTCTGCCGACAGTCCAGCGAGTTCAGGATGCAATTGGCACCTCGACAAAAACTGGTGCGGAGTCTCATCGGGCAATCGCTGCATGTCGCCTCCGCTGTGGAAAGATGCAATCGGCGAAATGATCGGCAGACACGCCTAGGGCCTTGGCTATTCTCAGTCCGATTGACAGGCTCGGGGCCTTGCTCCCCATTTCGAGGTAGCACAGGTGCGAGCGGGAGCAGCCTGCCAGCCGTGCGAGGTCTTTCTGCTGGAGGCCACGGTCTTCGCGTAACTTGCGGAGTTTCGCACAATAGGCAATCATTCCCGAAGCCTATCGCAAACGGCAGCGGAATTCCAGCATGATCAGAAGATAGCCAACACTAACATAACTTTGACAATTCCGCAAGAATCCTTGTGGGCACGCTTGACTATATGGACAACCTAGTCTATATTTGAGTGTGTGAGGGGAACGATACTCAAACGCGAAGGGGATGGACGATGCAAACGCTGATGCCACCAATCGGAACTTCTGTTCAATGCTGGTTCGGGTCGCACACCTATCGCGGCGTGGTCAGCAAGAATGGGAAGGTCGCACCGCATGTCAGATTCAAACTCAAGAATGGACGTGTAATCGAAGGCAGGGCGACAATTTTACCTCACGGTGCTGCGACCGGAGTTGCCTACCGTGGCTATTTGGCCCAAATGTATCATCCGACCTCTTACGGAAAGTAGAACCCAATGCCCGAATCCATCGGCCAGCGTCTCAAGCGACTGCGGCTCGCGTCCAAGCTGAGTCAGGCTAAGGTGGCCAAGGCGTCCGGCCTGTGCCTCAAGACCCTGTGCCGCATCGAACGAGATGAGAACGTCCCCACCATCTACTCGGCACGAGCGATTGCTGGGGTGCTGGGGATCGGACTTGAGGAATTTGTTGGAGAGCGTGAACTGGTGCAGTAGTCAGGAGTCTACCCATGATCGCTATCGAACGCCGTCGCAACATGAAAGCCGAGAGCTGTAGGGCTTGCGGGAAATTCTGCGAAGCTGGCGATGGATTCCTTTACAGGGACACCCATACGCATCGTCGCAATCGCTACACCGGACGCTTTCTTTGGTTCGTCAAGTGCGTGGATTGCCATGAAGGCAACAAGACCAAGGGAATCGTTGCGGCCGAAAAATATGCGGCCGCTCACGCGAGCGACCCGGTCGTTCGTCCGTGGTCATTGTCCCAAGTTAGGAAGTGGAGCGTGGAGCGAATTGAACACAAAGACGATGTTGCCATACGAATTGAATCAGCGACTTTTGCCGGGATCATCAGCTATCGGGACCGGATCAACAGCAGCTTTCGTGCCCCGACTGGCTACGCGATGGAGCAATACGAATTCGCTGGAAAGCCTCTTTCCCGCAATGCGGCTGACGAGTTGACGAATCGCGTCCTTCCGATCATCAACGCGGTCAACAGTGAGGAGCGGGCGTCCGGAGAAATCGCCGCCGCGAAACTGGTTGCTGCTGGTGCCGTAGTTTCCAAGCATTGCTGCGGATTTTGCTGGAACGTCGAATTCAAGGGCGGAAGATTTACCCTTTGGGGGTGCGTCAACGGCAACAACAAAATGTCTGGGATCATCAACGGCAAATGGGTCGAAACGACGGCCGAAAATCTGATTAGGGTTGAATAGTCCGGTCACTTAAACAAAACAGCCCCCGGTTTATCCGCCAAGACTCACCGGGGGCCTAACAGGAGTGTCACGAGATGTCATTATGCAAGCACAACTACTCCGAAGCAATCGAAAACCAGCCTGCCGATGAAACTGTCGACGCCGAGTGGCAAGCGTTCCAGCAGCAGCAGGCGGAAGAGATGTTCGCGGACGCGGCGTATGTCGAGGAGATGGAACGGCACTTTAACAAGATTGGATGGTGAACCGTGGCCGAACGAAACCCGATGCAACCGATTGTCGTGAGCAATGACGTTGTTCGCTTCAAGGCAAACCGGATCGTGCGGAAGTTGTTGGATGTCGCAACCAGAGCCGGCGTATACGACCTGAACCACATCGCGGCGGACAGGGAGTTCTCGCAAGACGACCGGGCTCAATTCGCCCAGCTGATCGGCTACAGTGTGACCGGCTACCACGAACTTAGTCACATCAGCGACCAACATTGCAAGGAAGCGACTGACGCCGCACAAGCTAAATGGCCCGGCTTCAAGGCGTGCCGAGACATGGGGTGCAAAATCCACTGCGGCGTTGAACTTGAGGTCCGTGGAAGCGTGATTGAGCCATCGAAAATGTTACTCGGCGAATGCGACGATTGATCCCGTCACTTCTTCTTCGGCGGTGGCGGGTTCTTCCCGCCGCCTGCCGAACGTCTCGCCTGACTGTACGCGATGGCTGCCGCGACATCCGGCCTTTTCCCAGCCGCGATTTCACGTCTGATGTTCTCGCTGATCGTGTCCCTGCTCTTGCCAGGTTTCAATGGCATGGCCTCACCTCACAGTTTGATACCCCGTTCGTTCACCAGCATGGTAAACAACTCTTGAGCCACGGCGGACGACTCCAGCCCCTCCACCTTCGCCAGCACTTCGTCGGCCGTGAGTGAGCCTCCCCACACCGCGTTGACTCCCCTGATGAAAGAGGCGGTCCCCTTGGACATGGCGGCGATGTCGCCTTCGGATTGGGTGGCCGGAACGGGTGCGACTGCTAACGGCATGGGGACTCCAGAAAAATTCGGTTCGCTATTGACACGTCTGCGGCTATTCTAGCGGTATGGACGCCACGGACGCAATAACCCTTTCAGACGAAGCCCTGCAATCGCTCACGACGAACTACCGCGACCACCACGCGGGGCCGTACCATGACCGCGAAATGGCGTGGGTGCTGCTCGGCACAGGGCATCACGTCGTGAGGGCGTTCCCAGACTGGTCATACCAGAGCGAAAAGACGCGGTTCAAGTTCGGGAAGACGGTCGGGACTGCCATTGCCAAGCTGATCGCTGATGATCCGGCGAGGTGCGTTCTCGGCACGGTCCACACCCACCCGCGAGGGCCGAACATCCTCAGCCCGTTCGACCAACGCGAGTGCGGCGAGTGGGTGGCACGACAGGAGATGTTTGAAGGACTGTTCGGGATCGTGTCCCGCGTGCAGGGCGGCATAGCGATAGGCGGTGGGGCGTGGTGTCAGTTCTTTTGGGTCAACCGGGTCGGCTACTTCCGGCCTGCGGAGGTCCGCTCATGAGTCCCCGCCCTGACTTCGTGTCACCCGTCGAGGCGTCCGACATACTCGGCGTCAGCGTCATGGAAGTGAGGGACTTGGTCTCTTCGGGACTCATCGCCAGGGACGCCCGCTACGTCCGCCGCTTCAAGGTCTCTCTGTTCGGCCTGTACCGCTACGCCCGTGCGAACCACCTCTCCATCCAGTCGCCGTGGCCTCAGCTCTACCCCGTGCTCGCCGTGGGGTTCCCCGCAGCGTTCATCGAGCAGCTAGACGACGCGGTGGGCAGTGAGCAACTGAGGTTGTTCGACGCATCGGTGGTGAACTTCCGCGAGGTGTTCGAGGAGCACGCCCCCTTAGCCGTGGTGGTTGACACCAGCGTCAGGGGGCTATCGTTGCAAGAGGCGAGGATGGTGGCGGCTCAACTGGACTTCTGGCAGGCCGAGCCGGCGAGGACGGTGCGGACGGTCGGCGAAGTGATAAGCGACATGTACTCGCGGTGGCCTGGGAGCAATGGGGACTAGTTGGCTTCGATTTGATCCTTCACGTCTTTGTCGATCATGGTCTTCAATCTCTCTTCGTGTTCTTTGTGCCCCTCTTTTTCTTTTTCGGAATACGGCCCGTGAGCCTCATCGTATTCCTTGACCTTGTCGTCGATGAACTTCTTGCAGTCCTTGCAAAACGCTAAGTGGTCGGCAAATGTCAGCCTCTCTGCGGACGACATTTCTTCCGGCCATCGCAAATTCGATCGGAACTCTTCGCATGTCATTTTCCGTTTGCCGTTGCCGACACCCTCCCATTCGCATGGACTTCTTTTGCACGCCCACGCCTCTTGAGAATTTCCAGCACTTCCTCAATTGTCTCGCCATCGGTCCAAGCCTTCTTGGTGTGGCTTTTCAATCCGAGATCGGCAGGTCCAACTTGTGCCGCTTCCTTGTCACCTTGGCCAAGTGCTGCCGTCATCGGGTCGGACGGCACCATTGCCCCACCGCCCGTGCCCGGTTGCTGGCCGGTTCCGCCGATCCATTCCTTGTCCCTGTCCGACGGCTTCAGCCCGACAAGCTGTCTGAATTCGCCGACCGTAATTACGCCCGGTTTCGACGCTGCCGCGTTCGCTCGTTCGAGATCGAACTTCTCATCGCTCGGCTTCTTGCCGTGCAAGTGCAGATGAACGTCTTCGCTGTACCACGGATGAATCAGACCGACTGTCAACGCACTTGCGAACTTCGCCAACATTGGGTCTAAGCTGCTGTAATGGAAGCTCATGATCGAAGCGTGGTCGGTCGCAAAGTTGTCGTGGCCAGAAAGGCCGGCAATCGCTTTGTTCAGGCCGAATGCCGCGAGCGTGAATTCTAACAACTGATCCCAAGATTTTTCCCAGCCCATTTCTGCCGGGCTGTTCGTGAACGGGGTCAGTTTGCTGAACGGCGGGGCGACGAACGGGATTCCAGAATTCTCTGCCCCACCGTAGATGTTGACCAACTGCTCCCTCAGCCTCTCCATGTCCTTCGCCGATGGCTGAAACGCCAAACTGTCGAAACTCAACATAAACCGCTGTTTCAGCCCCTGCTTCATCTCGTTCGCCCGGCTCAAATCCATCTGCCTCACCACGTCCGTCTGTGCAGCAATCGCAAAGAGGCAGGCATATCCCGTCCACCGGAAGAACGGGTGAGGGTCTTTGACCATCACGATCTGCTCGGCGGGGACCACCGTCCCGACCCCCTGCTGGACTGGAATCTGTGCGTATGGTCCTGCGGGTAGCCACGGCTGCACCAGCCATGCCCCGTTAGGCCACAGGGGGCTGATGGGCTGCGGGATCAACGACGCAGTGGAGAGGACGTAGGCTTCCTGCGGGCGGTCCCATTCGATGTCCAGTTCCCAAGGCGTCCAGATGGGGGCCATGCCAGTGAGGCACTTCTGCAAGTTTCCCTGTTCAAGGATGTCAGCCAGCGTTTCCTTGGGGTTCGGATGGCTGAGGAATTCGACCACCTCGTCCTTGGGGTAGACGGGGATTCGCCTGTCGGGTTCTCGCGGGTCCAATTCGTAGAACTCGGCCTCAGCCTGGTAGAAATGGCGGTTCAGCGTGTTGATGGCCAAGAACACTTGAGAGAAGTACTGCCGGCTGAGCTGGAACCAATTCTGATCGGCGTAGCCTGGGGCGTTGACCCTCTGGGCAGACCAGAAGAATCGGTAGGCATCGAACGTGCTGAGGACGTTCTGGCTGCCATAGTCGGCGATGTCCGTGAGCGGCTGGACGCGATTCGGTGGGCCGGTGTCCCTCCACCGTCGCCACCACGCCGAGCTGTTGCTGGACATGCTCGGAGCTGCGAGCGATTGGGCTTTCTGGTTAGCGGAGCAAGTGTAGGGCATTAAGCCACCTTGACAGATTCATTCTTGACGAAAACGCCGTCCTTCATGGTCCCGATGGGTTCCGCCTTGTACTTGCTAGCCAAGTAGACGTTGTTGTCCTCATCTGCCACGATGGCGTCCGCCCGGAAAGGCAAGCCACGGAGTGGATATTCCCCGTCCTCAATCTTGCCCCAGTCTGGGCTTTCGAGGTACAGGAGGATGGTTTTGCCCGCGTCCCACGGTTGCCATTCGACTACCTTGGCATTCTTGAAGTGGTCGCACCACAACGTCCCGACGCTGAGTTTCTTGTTGCTGAGGCTTACGAACAAGTCGAGGACCAGCTCGGGAGTGATGACGAATCCCTGCACGCTTCGCCCGACGAATCTCTTCGCATGGGCAATCTCCTCAGGTGTCATCTGGGAAACAATCGCTGCTAGTTCATCTGTCATTGTCTGTCCTCAAAGTGGCCCGCCGGGCCGTTTTCAATCTAAATTGAAACATGCCCCAGGGGCAGATTTCACTTCCCCGCCTTCGCCAGTTCCTTCTTCGGTTCTGCCTTGGGTTCGACTTTCGGTTCCGGCAACAGCCCCATCCTGATCTTGTTGTCGCGGATCGTGGTGACGACTTTCTGAGTCTGGAACCACTTCCGCATCTCGGCTTCCACCGCCTGCTTGTGCTCCGGCTTCAGCAGAGACAGCTTGGCCTGGGCGTTCTGCTCGTTGCCCTTCGGTCGCTCGATGCTCTCGATCCGTGCTGCGGACTCCGGCAGGTCGGCGTGCAGGTAGAACAGGATTAAGGCGTACGCAGCGTGGGCCATCGTGGGGAACGTCGGGGCGTTCTCAAGCATCTCCCCGTTGTCGAACTCCGGCAGCGGCTGGAAGGCACGGTGCGGGGCGAAGTATTTCACCCCCGGAAAGAAGATGGATTGCCCATTGACGACGTGCGGCGGTTTCTCGTTCGGCATGACTCGCTCCAGGTTTGCAGTTGCAATCTCTCGCTTTAAAGAATACGCTTTCTGATGGACACGTACAAGCGTTATCACTCCAATGGAGGGTTTCTGCCATGTCTACCGCCGTCGTTGAACCTGTCGAACCGAAAGCGAAGCCCATCGACCCGGCACCGCCCGCCGATCCGCTTTTCGCAAGGATCGTTGCCAAGTACACCACGGCCTACCGTGCCCTGTCCGCCAAGGTCAGGGCCGGTACGAAGGAAGTGTTCGGAGACCTGTGGAGCCTTGAGCAAGAGGCGTCCGCAGCGATCAGGGCAATGAGTCCTGCTGCCTACTACGACTTCGTGTCTGAAGCGAACATCGAACCCCACCACGACAGCAACCGACCGATCACCCCAGCGATGATCGACAAGGCGTCCGAGATATGCCAGGCCCGCATCGACTCGCTGACCCGCGTCGTCGGCGGCACGGTCGAGAAGAAAAAGACTGTCGTCAAGCCCGAAGACTACGAGGTCAACACCACCATCGTCGCACCGACCCTGACCGGCGTGCAGGCCGTGAAGCCCGCGAAGATGGACGGCATCAAGGTAGCCAGTTCGGTTGACGTTGACCTCGACTCCCCTGACTGGGAGCGGGTGACGCCCACCATCGTTGACCCGCTGACGGGCACGTTCACCGCGAGGTTCTTCAAGGAGCACAAGGCGGGTGCCAAGCTGACGCGGGTGAAGGTGGCGGCACCGCACGAGGCAGTGATCGAGGACCCGAACGCGAAGCCGCTTGAGAAAACTGGCGAACCGAAACCCGTTTAACCCGTTTTTTGACGGCTGGAAAACGGAATGAGCGAGCGAACAGAGAAGGGGACATTCGCGGCCGGCAACAAGGGCGGACCCGGCAGGCCACGCAAGAAGGACGACGAACGCAAGAGGTACATCGAAGCCTTCCGCGAGACCGTCACCGTAGACGACTGGATCGCCATCGTCCAGCAAGCCGTGACCCACGCCAAGAGCGACGACGCCAAGGAAGCCCACCAAGCCCGCGAGTGGCTGGCGAACTACCTCATCGGCAAAGACCCGTTCACCGTGATCGACCTCGCCGAGAAGATCGAAGGACTCGAAGAGGTGATCGCCAGCATCCAGAACAAGCCAATAGGTGCAAATGGACAGGCGGAATTTCCTGACAGTGACGACGGGGGCGATAACCCTCCACCAGCTGGGCCAGAGGGCCCAGGGCCTGTACCAGTGGCTCCCGCAACCGGCGAACCCGGTGGTCGAGCAAATCCGCCAGAGGCCCGAAGCGGTGATGACGCTGGCAGGGATGAAACCGGACCCGTGGCAGGTGAACCTGCTCCGCTCCAAGGCCGAGACGGTGTACGCCAACACGACACGCCAAGGCGGGAAAAGCCTGGTAGCTGGGGCGGTCGCCCTCCAGGTGGCATTGACTTCTGACGGCTCAACAACGCTCATCGTCAGCCCCTCGGAACGCCAGTCAATCGAACTGCTCCAAGAGAAGATTCTCCCTCTCTACCGCAAGCTGGGCCGACCCCTGGGTCTCCTCCGCGACAGCCAGACCTCCGTGCGGTTCGGCAACGGCTCACGCATCGTGGCCCTGCCCGGCAAGGAAGAGACCATCCGGTCCTTCTCGGCCGTTTCCTTGCTCATCCTTGACGAAGCCGCACGCATACCGGACCCGCTGTTCTACTCAGTCGGTGCGTTCCTCGCGGTGAGTCACGGGCGGATGCTGGCGATGTCCACCCCTTTCGGGCAGCGGGGATGGTTCTACGAGGAGTGGAGGGGGGCAGGTGCGTACGAGCGGTTCGAGGTTCCGGCGTCGATGTGCCCACGCATCCCCGCGAAGTTCCTTGAGGAAGAGCGTAGGAAGATGGGGCCGCGATGGTTCGCTCAGGAGTACGGCAATTCCTTTGAGGCAGCGACGGGCAGTGTGTTCAACCCCGAAGACGTGGACGCCATGTTCGACTTGGACGACCTGCCTGAAGGCGTGAGCCCTGAACAACTCGCCGGGGTGTAGCCGTGGAGTGGATCGTCAGCATCGACCTGGGGAAGATCAACGACTACACCGCGTTCATCTGTGCGAGGAAGGCCGAGACGAACCCGCCTATCTACCTTGTCGAACACATCGAGCGGTTTGAAATTGGTCTGCCCACACTCTACCCCTCAGTCGTTCGTCGCATGAGGAAGGTACTCGGCAGCGAGAAGATGGAGGGAGCGAGGTTCATCGCGGACGGCACCGGCGTAGGCATGGCCGTGGTGGACATGTTCCGCGAGCACCAAGAGACACGCGGCGTCATCCCCATCAGTATCACTTGCGGCAAGCATGCTACTTGGAACCAAGAGGGCAACGCCTGGCATGTCCCAAAGCTGGAACTCATCTCCGTGATGCAATCGCTACTGCCGAGCAAGCGAGTGAAGATCAACGACGGCTCTGGTAGGACTGACAAGGCACACCCTGACGTGGACCTCGGCCCGGTGCTGGCAAAGGAGATGAAGAGCTTTGACTGGACCCGCAAGCACAAGACCGACGACAGCCAAATGACTCTGGAGTTGTGGCGAGAAAAGACGAACGATGACACCGTCCTCGCACTGGCCATGCTCCTGTGGTACGGCGAACGCGGCCGTGGCATCAACTACAACCTCGAACTAATTGGCGAGCGAATAGCCGCTGCGACCGACGAAGTGGTCAAGTACCCGTTCATCCGATTCTTCCGGCCCCACAAGACGTTCCAGCCCGTGCCAAAGGTCAACGGCCAGGAAGTACTCGGATGCCTTGGATACGACACCCAAGAGGAGGCGTTGCTGTTCTCCCTCGAACTGCTCAAGAGGGCAGGGGAACGGGTGAAGTTTGAGGCACCTGAGGACGTGCGGGAACTGGACGAACGGAAAAGGGCGAAGGTACTGGAGGACGTGGTCAGGATGATGGGGCAGAGGGGGATTGCGGTGAGGCGTTAGATTCTGCTCTCTCCACATCGCGTTTGCATTCAGCAATTACGGCGTCTATCACGTCTAGAGGCTTGGCCGTGCTCTCCAAAAGGTGAACGCTTATCTGCCGACGCGTTCCGAAACTGTCATGCCAGAACCTAACGTCGATGACGTAGTTTTGTGGATCAAACGGGTCATTGGGTGACACCTGCACGTCTTGTACGGTGGCCAAAGTATTCCAGCCAGGACATGCCGTCCGCATCCGTTTGTTGATGGTATCTGCCCAAGCGACGGGGTTCATTGCTTGCCCTTTCCTACACTGACATTCCCCTTCTCATCGACCGTCAGGCATTCGTCAGCCTTGACCTCTTGGATTGCTAATTGAGCGTGGCCTAGTTCGCGTACCACTTCGGCAACCTTCTCCAGTCCGTCCTTCTCAGGGAATAGCTGGACGTAGGCCGTGACGACGCTGCCGCAAGAAATGTCGAGCACGATGCGATGGACTCCATCAGCTTTCAGGCCGAGAGCCTCAGCGATTTTCCGGCAGGAATTGTCCCAGCCGCCGACTGGCAGGAACGCCATCACTCGCCCTCCACGATGATCGGTTGCGGGTCGTCCACGTCGGCATATTCAAGCGTCACTTTGTCGACGCCGAACGCTTTGTAAACGAAGTCCATGAGATTGCACCACTTATCGATCCATCTTTGCTTCTCTTCCTTCGTCATTCCCTTGACGGGCTTGATCGTCACGCCCGGTGTCGGCTTGAACGTGAACAGCATGGGTTTGCCGTAGATCGCCTTGCCTTCCTCGTGGAGCTGCCTGATACGTTCGGCGATATTGCCGGGAACAAGAATGCCGCCATCCGATGAGCGAAGCAACGGAAACGGTTCGCCGTGTTCTATCATCGTCTTTTGACCATCCCTTCCTGCATGGCCTTCTGTTGTGCCAATCCGTACTTGTCCACGATAGCACACGCCGCCTTCATGGAGGCTTCCATCGCCGGCCCACGGAAGTATTCTACGCCCTGCGTGACGCCCTCAGACAGCAAGAAAACAGCGATCCCTTCCTCTGTCCCCACTTCCTTGAGGAAGCACTGTACGCTGTCCCTGACCTTGCCCCGCCAGAGGCAGTCTTCGAGCGTGGCCAGGTCATCGTCTGGAACGCCGTCGATTGCGAGACCGAAGACTTGGGTGCAGAGGGGGAACTTGTGGTGGTCGGTCATGAATCGTTCCTCTCTTCCGTCCACGGATTCTTCAAGTGCTCCCATGCGTCATCAAACTTCCGCATGGCTTCGTCGGCGGTCTCGCCCTGTGCGTAAATGTCTCCATATCGTGCGTGCCAAAATGCTTTCGCTCCTTCGTGCGATGACGATAGCCGCAATTCCGGCCTGAACAAGACGCTCGGCCTGCATCGCTGGGATTCGGCGTAGGCGTTGGAATCGGTCATCTCCCATTCCTCTGTGCCACCAGCCCGTCCAGAAACGCCCGCCCCTTCTCGTCGTTCAGCATCCACCGCCCCGCAATCGCTGCCAGGGCCTCCGGGAACTCATCCGTCTGCAACTCAGGCTTGTTGATCGTCCGCCCCTTCCAGTGCCCTGACCAGTGGTCCCAGTCGCACCAGAGGGCCAGCCCTGCCTCGTGGCACTTCTGGTGGAACACCGTATCCTCTCCGCCTTCGAGCTGCGTCCCGCGGTCATTGTACACGTAGTGGAACCACGGCGGTGACATCCTCTTGAAGACTGACGGGTGGTAGGCAACGGTGTGGGTGCCGATGTTGCCGATCCGCGTCAGGCCGGTCATCGTCGCGGCCTGGGCCTCTGTGTAACGCTTGGCGTCAACGTCCCACACGCAGGGGTTCTCGTTCGATGCGAGGTAGGGGAAGCCGAGAATGTCGGCCCTCCTAATGTGTTGCGTGGGATAGAACATCAGACAGACATTCTCTATCGTCCCCACCGCCGGCACCGCGTCGTCGTCCACCATGATCAGCGGCACGTCCAGAGTCAGGCAAGCGTCCGCGAGCTGGTTCCGGGCCTGCGGTGTGTTCCGATGCGGCACGGGCATCACCAAGAGCCTGCCCCAGCCGTGGATGGACGCAAGCTCCTCAGCGAGCCACTTGAGCTGGTCAGTGCGGGACCATCCTGAGTAGGTAGGTAGGCCGAGAATGGCGAAAGGTTTGGTCATTCCTCTTTCCGCTCCACAAGATCGTAGCTCTCAAGCAACCACGAGACGAAATACCCCATCGGCGTCTTCCAGGAATCGACCGTCTCAAGCATGGCCTTGAAAACGTCCGGCAGTTCCTTCTTGGCGAACCCGTGGAACTTCTCCATGAGTTCCTGCGATGCAACCTCGAATTCTTCGTCGCTCATCAAAACTCCGGCACCCAAGGTTTCACATCCGGCAGCGGTGGAACAGCCAACTGCTCCGCCCGTGCCCGTTTCGCCGCGAAGTACACTTCCTTGCACGCCACCACGTCAGCCATCGCGTCGTGGGCTCCTGTCAACGCTTTGCCGCAGATCATCTCGTATGCCTCTGCCAGCTTCGGCCACTTGTAGCCATATTTGCCCGGCAGCTTGCATATCGGGGTGGCCATCTCCATGACGCAAACCTGCACCGGGGGATAGGTCAACGACATGCCCGCTAGCGTAGCCTCTCGGATGAGTAGGTTGCGGTCGAATGAGAGGTTGTAGACGGCCAAGGTTCCTGACGCTGGCATCATGCTCTGGAGATGCTTCAAGGCATCGGCCATCGGTATGCCGTCTTGCTCGCACTTCTCCGTGGTGATGCCGTGGACCGCAGTCGCTTCCGGTGGGATGGTCCAGCCATCGGGCTTGATGAACAGCTTGCACGATCCGACCGGTTCACCCTCGCCGTCAACCAGCATTGCCGCGAGCTGGACGATGCGAGGCTGGTGCGGTGCGTCGTCAGGGGAGTGATAGTCCCATAGGGATGTCGTTTCTGTGTCCACGAAAGTCGTGCTCATGCTGCACCTCTTCGCCCAAGAGAATCACCATCCTCGGAGCAACGCCGTCGCTGTCTAGAACCCCAAGGAAGTAGTCACGCCACGCCGAACTGTCCACCATTATCCCATCGACCTTGTACGTCTTGCCGTCCTTGCACTTCATTGTCTTCGGGAGGCATTCCGTCTTGACCACCCGCATCCCGAGTACCGAATCCCTGGTTGCTTCCTTCAGCTTGCCCATCGCGTTCAGGATTTCCGGAACGTTCGGCGGTGGCATGTTTATGCTAGCACAGTACGTGTGCGGGTCGTTCAGCCAGCTCATTTGATGGTCAACTCCTCAGTAGTCCCCAATAGCTTTCCGCCGCAGTAGATTTTCGCTGGCCCTAAAACGACAGGCTTCCCGCCGAGCATGGCCTTGTCCCTCCTGATCTTGTCTGACAGCCACCTATCGGACTCTGCCTTCTGCGGTGGGGAGAGCAGAGATAGCTGGCAATCGTATGACCACAGAGGCAAGCCAGCGAAGATTACCGGCCTTCCTCGTGCGTCGGCAAGCAACCGTGCGTCGCGTTTGTCGCTCATCACTCCCTCGCTTCCACGATCACGGGTTTCAGTTCGCACGTCGTTACTTCCTCCATGTCAATCCAAGTGCGGATGTCCAACGCTTGCGGATGGCTCCACCACAACAATGCCGTATGCCACTTGCCGTCGTCTGGTACGTCTCGGGCCTTCACGAACATTTTGGTGACTGAACTTTTAAAGGCCTCTGGCGGAAGCATGCCCGATCCGATGGCAGTGTCAAAAAACGTCTTTGGCCTCGCCTTTTCTTTCTCGTCGTAGGTCGTGACAATCTCTTGTCCGACTCGTTTGACTTGGGATGAAACCGTGCGTCCTCGATCTATCAGCAGTTCTTTCAGTCGCTCTTGTTCCTTGGCTTCCTCAAGAGCGGTGTCCCAAATCCTCCTCAGGTTCGCCACGTGGTCGCTTGTTAGCCGTGACACGCAAGGGTGCACCTCGGCCAAGCATTCCTCAAACGTCTTCATGCTATCACCCCTTCGGCTTCCGCCACACCCAGCAATCTCCCCTGACCGCCGCTGGCGTATCCCTGAACGTCCCGTCCACCGCCTCCACCACACCGGGGAACGCTGCCGTGTAGTCGTGCCCCGCAAGGATGCCGCCCGGCTTCACCTTCGGAAGCCACGCCTGGATGTCCTGCACGACAGACTGGTAGTCGTGCGATGCGTCGATGAACACGAAGTCCAGGCAGTTGTCGAGGATAGCCCCGGCAACGTCCGCACTCTTCCCTTCCTTGACCTGCACCAGCTTTGACACCCCGGCCCGGCGTAGGTTCTCGTCGAACGCCTGACGCAATGTCTTGCCCCCGAGCTTGCTGATGATCTCCCGGTGGACCTGCTCATCCGATCCCTGGAAGTGGTCCACGGCATACAGGAACCAGTGCTGTTTTGGGTACTGCTGCGTGGCCCTGGCGAGTACGGTGATTCCCTGGCCAAGCAGACTGCCCACCTCGACCAGCGACCCGCCACCGCTGACGGCCAAGTCCCTGACTACCTCGTGGTACAGCTCCCGCATGGGCTTGGTGCAGTAGCCGAACGGTTCCCAAAAGGGGTCGGGCTTAGCATACGGTTCGACGATTGCCCGTTGTGATTCGGTCAGGTGGTGCTTCTCGCCTGTCGATTCTAACGGCTCTCGTGATGGTAGCCCGAGATGATTCGGCCTCGACTGCTCTGGAACATTCTGGCTTTTCTTCATCGCTTCAACGGCGGTGAGTCTTTCCCACACGGTGACACCGCCATTGATAGCCCTTGTCTCGTATTTCTTCGGAACCGGAAACAGCACGTCCGGTATGCTCTCAATCGTGAAATGGTTCGTGAAAACGGCATTGATGCGGGATTCCTCAGCCGACTTGTGGAAGCATCCGACGCCGTTCCTTGTGAACCACACCGGAGCATCCACCTTCACCCATTCGGCACGCTCGAAGGACGCTGCGATCCGGTTCGCCGCCGGCCTCAGTGCCTCCGTGGCCTCAGCAATGGCCGCTGTGCCCTTGCTGGCCACTGACGCCGCAACGTCCTGCATCGTGTCGAACGTCGCCTCTGCTGGCGGTCCTGCCGCGACTCCGCACCCTTGCGTGAGGGATTCGGCCAAATCCGTAAGTCCCGGAATGTGAATCCTTTCCGGTTTCAAATCGGACGCTGCGTCCGTTTTGGCCACCCCATTCTTCGCCGTCCGCTCCTTCTCCTCTCGCATCCTCAGAATCGAGTACATCTTCTCCCTGAACGTGTCCACCTGAGAGGGGTGCAGTATCTTCGGCTGAGTGATCTCCCCCACCTTGAAGTGGCTCGACCAGTTGTCGAAGTCGGCGAAGATGTGGACGTTCGCCGCCCTCATCTGCTGGTGGCAGAAGATGTCCTCGCTGGCCTTCATGATCGTGTGTGCATCGTCTGCCCACATGAACTCGTAGTACGGCTTCTTGATCAGCGAGAATGCCCGCATGTCGTAGGCTATGCACCCCGGCCCGACGTTCTCCACCTCGACCAGCCCCCTCTCTGCCGCCGCTTCCTCGCGGGTGTAGCGGGACATCTGGAAGCCGCTGTTCTCGTAGTTGTTCTTGTTGGTGCGGTATCGGAACACCAGCGGGTCTTCCTTCTCTCCCCCGGTGCAGTAGGGGGAAGCGATCACGATGGGGGGCCTGCCCTTCTGCAAGTTCAGCCAGATTTCCTTGACCGCCTCGTCGAACCACCGCGTGACCGGACCCATGTCGTCGTCGAGCATCACCAGCACGTCCGCCCCCCGCTGCTGGGCTTCGTCCACGGCGATGTTCCGGGCTGCCGAGTGCGGGACCACGTTGCCGAACACGGCGATGCTCGTGACCAGTCCCTTGATGCCAGCGAGGCACGGACCACCAGCTAGGGCGATTGCACCCATGCTCTGGACGTGGGCCTGGAAGCCGACCAGCTCTTGGCGGACCATGCCGCTAGCCGTGATGATCGCACTAAGGACTTTGAACGGCCTTGGTGGCGTCTCGCTCTGACTCTGTTGCGGCTGCACGGTGTTCCTCCGTTATGGGGATGGTGGTGAATGTCTGGCGGTCGCTGCCGGTCATGGAAATCAATCTGGCCGTGGCGTTCGCACGGGCAGTCACGAGTCCGTCGATTGCGTGACACGTCTCTTGCCGCCATGCTTGAAGGGCCCTGGTTTCGCGTTCAATCCGGCCGCTTTCAGCGACTTTCTTTGCCAGATTGGAATTCGCGTCTTTGAGCACGGCCACCTCGGCCTCAAGTGCCGTCACTTCGTGTTCGCATTGCTCGTACATCCCACGCAGGTCAGCGTTCACTTCCTCAAGCGTCTTGATTGCTTCGCCCCTCCGTCCTACCTCGTCGGCCAGCTTGGCGTTCTCGGCGAGGGCCTCGGCCAATTGCTTTGGCCCGGCGTTTTCTTCACGCCGCTTCAGGTCGAGGAGTTCTCCTGCCATCCGGTCCCGCTCGGCAAGCAAGTTGGTGTAGGTGTCCAACAGAGTTTTGCTTTCAGCTACCAGCCTGTTGCAAGAATGCTGAAGGAATGCACAAACCTGTTTGCTCCACAACTCGAAAGCAAGCATATCCTCCACGGTTTTGGTGGAGCCGCACAGCTTGCAGTGGAATTGATACTTCGTAGGTCCGAGTCCGAACCACGGCCGGACAGCGTCCCGATAACCCCATTGATGCTCGCACGTCCTCACGTCCCTGCCGCTGCCGTTATCCGCCATTGGAATACGCTCCCTTGGTTGTTCTCTGCCCCGTCCCGCCTGTACCGATGCAGCTTGATAACCGCTATCGCCGACTCGTTCAGTTCGACCACCTTCTCAAGCATCGCCACTTGCTGCTGTGCGGCGTGGACATGCTGCTCGGCTACCATCTTCAAGAGGTTCGCCCCATCGTCCGTCTCGAACCGTGCCGCGATGTCCCGCATCTCTTCGAGGTTCCGCTTGACCGTGGCCATCTGCTGCTTGGCGTCCCTGACCGTCACTTCGATGGCCTGTATCATCTCCCGCACCACGTCGTTCCGCTTCGTGCCCCTGCCAGTCACGGTGAGCAGCTGCACGACTTGAAGGAACGCCTGCGAGATGATCGCAAGTTCCTGCCCGTTGTCCTTCTCGGGTGCCTTCTCCCACTCGCCCGTCTCGTCGTACTTCGCTCGCCTCGCGGGGTCGCTGAGCACGTCCCAGGCCAGCTTGACCCGCTCGAACTCCTCCTGTGATCCACCACGGTCAGGATGGGTTGCGAGGGACCGCTTGCGGAACGCTGCCTTGATGGCCTCAGCGGTCGCGGTCTTGCGGACCTTCAACACTTTGTAGGGGTCAAACGGCTTCATTGTCTGGCCCTTATCAGCATGTTCAAGATTTCCGTCGCTGCATCACCATCGTAATCGGCGTCCTCGACCTTGCGAACTACTGACACCTTGACACCGATCAGCTTTGCCGACTGCCTTTGGGATAGATTGCCTCTCATGCGGATGTCATAAAACTGCTGGGCGATGTTGGCCTTGCGTTCTTCCTCAGCGACCGCCTTGACCAATTCCTGGTCGGCCTCAAGCTGTCGCCTGATAACATCGGCAAAGTTCTTGGTTTTCATGGAAGCATCCTTGGGACAGCGTCCCTGTTCATCGGTAACGCTTGCCACGACTTTTCTACCGGCACCTTGTCACCCTTCTCCAGATTACACCCCTCGCACGCCAGCTTCCGGTTCTCCGGCGTATCGTCACCGCCCCTTGACAATGGAACCACGTGGTCGATAGTCGCGGAGTCGAACGTGAGCCGTTTTTGGCAGATGTAGCACTTGTTATCCTCCCTGAGCATGGCCCGCACGATGAAGTGCCGGTGGTTGTTGAAATTGAACTTCCGCTTGCGTTTCATGGGTTGCGGCCCTCGCTGATCATCACGCCATACCTCTCTGCGATGAACGACTGGATTTGCCCAACATAGTTTGGATTGCTAGACACCAGATCGGCATCGTGGCAAATCATGGTAACCACTTTCCCTTTAGGGAAATCTTTAACCCATCGGATCAGGTCACGCCACTGCCGCCGCTCGTCGCGTGCCTTGCGTCGTTTTCTGGCCTGTCGGTTGTCACGGCATTTAGGCATGGTCTGAACCCTCGCCTCTCGGTCGGTTGTCCAGCTTGCACCCTTCCGTCTTGCAGTTCTGGCACAGGAACCACCAGTAGGGAGGCTCGTCGCCATCAGCCATCGCATACCCGAAAGAGATGTTAGTCCCGCTGCACTTCGGGCAAGCATGATTTTCTGACCAAGACTCCCAGCGTTCTTGCTGATTCACGGCTTGCGGCCCTCGCTGTCCTTTTTGGTGAACCCGTCCGTCGTCTGCTCCTCTTGCTGAAGGAACTTGCTCAACAGCACCTTGACGTTGTGGGCTGACACCATGCGGCCATCGCCCGCGATGTTGTATCCGTAGGACATGTCGATTGCGGTGCAAATCTGCTCATACTCTTGCGGGGTCAGCATTACGGGTCTTTCGGTTTGAGGTATTCCCTGCACTGTCTCGTAAGCGTGGCCTCAATCTGCCACCCGTCCCCGTCATCGACTTCCGCCACCACGTCCATGAGCACCGATCCCCACAGCTTGTCGATGTGGGAGCGGATCGTGCGTAGCTGCTGCTCCGGTATGGCGTCGTAGACCGCAACCCGCTCAACGTCGGTGTAGCGGACTGACCGCTCCTCGGCACCCTTGCGGCCTTTCAGCGTCAGGAGAATCGAGGTGTTCATCTCGGCCTCGCAATCTCCACCGGCCACCACTCTGCCGAATCCCTGCACTGGTCTAGAGGGAACTCCACCCCGTCCGGTGCCGCGAACATCAGTTGCACGCATCCCCGGAAGTAGCTGGCCACTACCTTGACGATTGCCCCGCCCTGACACCACTCGTCCCTGTACCAATAGTACCCTGCCCCAATCGGGGGCTCCGTTGACCAGTGGCGGTCAGCTATGAGGACGTAGGGGATGGTGTTGCCGTTAGTGTGCATTGCCGATGCTCTCCAACGCTGCCGCCTCGGTCATGACCTTGCCGTCCGCCTTGCGTCTCCACGTCGCCTCACCCTTGCCCCTGGCGTGAATCTCGAACCCCATCTTGCGGAGCGTGGCGTCCTTGCTGTGCCGCCTGGTGTGGTCCTGAGAGCGGTGGGCTGATTCAGCTTTCGCTTGCGGGCTGATGTTGGCCATCGTTCGCCCTCCGTTTCGCTTCCTTGACATCTTCAAGAAACCTTAGCGAACGCACTATTTCTACTGCACCGCTGCCATAGAATGGAGGGTACTGGTTCGGGTGGTCGTATCTGTCGCCCTTCTTCCAGTACAGGTGTTCTCCGCTGCCAGAAGGTATCGGTTGCCACCCATCGACGACCATCTGGACCATGCGGTCATAGACCAACTCGCGATGCGTCATTTCCCTGCCCTCTCCGTCGGCCCCATCGCTTCCCACTTCAACCGTGCGAGTACGGGGTCGAGGTGTTCGCCGATCCCGGCACGGATGGACTTCGCTTCGATCCACGCTTCGTGTTCGCTCCTGTCGGTCACTTCGTCAAGGTTCCTGGCACACGCCTCCAGCCATCCCTTGAGGGCAAGTAGGTGCTGCTCGTTTGTCATCGTCGTGGATGCTGGCTTGACGGTCATCGCTTCGCACCTTTCGCATTGCGGACGGCCTTCCTTTCTTTCCTCAAGTACGAGTCAAAGTAGGTCGCTTCGGCACACTTGCGACCGCCAATGTCTGCCGCGTCATTTTGAGCATTTGACATGCAGTGAACGGCACCGATCAGTGCCTCTAAAATCTCATCGGCGTAGTGGTGCAACGGGCACCAGTGAATTCCATCGTCGGACGTGGTGTAGTGGCACCCGCAGTCACGGAATATCCCTTCCGTCGTCGGCTTCTCGTTAGCGTACCTTGAGTAGAATTTCTGCTCGCTCATCCCCAAATCTCCTCTATCGCCGCAGGCACCATCTCCTGCGGCAGTGAGTCCCACCCACGCATGAAAGCCGTCACCGCCGCTTGCTGGCACACCCCGCCCGCGAACTGCTGCCACAGCCTGGGACGCTGGCTGATAGACCGCTTGTGCAGGCCCATCGCACACACCCAGCACTCCTCGAATGGCGTGCCCCTGTCAGTGTCGTGGTGCGTCCACCGTGGGAGCGTTGTGGACCCGTCGAACTTGCACAGGGCAGGAACCTCAGGCTTCCGCACTTCACGACGTAGGACAGCGACAACGGGTTCGGCTGAGGGTGGGAAGATGCTCACGCCATCACCACCTTCATCCTGATTGCCTTGCCGGACCTGACCGCCTTCAAGATCACTCGCGGGTCTTGCATGTATTCCATGAACCATTCGAGGATGCTGGAAATCGTTTCTGGTTCCTCGGCATCACAGTAGGACGCCACTTGCTTTGCCAAGATGAACGCCGCACGGGACAGGCCGCACTTGTACATCCTCTTCATGAGCGGACGGCCGATGGTATCCTCCATGATCTTGAAATTACTTCCGGTTCTCGGCATCACGGCCCGCTCGTTCTGAAGCCAGACCCCAAGGGCGTCGTTGCCTGACATCGGCCGCATGGTGACGTTGACTGACGCATAAATCTGTGCGAGGTCAGTGTCAGCCGGGAAGACATTAGCCTCAATTTCCTTCCAGCCGAGTTGTTTGGCTGCCGCCCATCGGCGGTGCCCTTCGATGATCGTGTAGTCCTCCATGATCGAAATCGGCTGGAGCAATCCAAACGCCTCCATCGAATCGGCCAGCTTAGAAATGTTGGCCTTGTCGGTTCGTCGTGGAGGATTGTGCGGTGCCGGCTTGAGTCTGGACAGCGGTACGATACGACGGTCTTTCAGTTGCATGGTCTTTTCTCCCTCACCGTAGGCTGAATCTTTATCAGGCACGAGTGCGGCACCCTTCGTCCGCCCATCCTCAGAATCTTCTCCACCTGCTTGTCGTCAGCGTGCCACGCCGTGCTTGCCCTCCGTGTGGAGCAGAGGCCGAGCAGGACAGCTACGCCGCCACCAAGTAGTACGGGCATGACCTCGATTGCCAGAGCGGTTAGAAGGGACATGGGGTTCCTCCGTGAAGGCTAGATGCTGTAATCGAAAGCCGGTTCGGACTTCTCCAAAGCCGCGTATCTGAATTTCTGGCACGATTTGACGGTGAAGATTCGTCCCGTGACGACATTGAGACACCGCCATGCCGTCCACCCGGTGCAGGAGTTTCCATTGAACTCCTCAGTAGCGGACAGCACTTTAACTTGAATGGTGTCGCCGTTCCATCTCAGCCAATACGCCTTTCCGACCTGAATATCCCTGGCTTTCATCTCTTGCACCTTTCAGTTAGACTCGTTGCCTCACTCCCTTAATCTATACCCCACGGGTAATAGTTTGGCAATCTCAATCTGGCGGAATTTCCCAAGTTAGCGTACGCTATCGTTTGCCGGGCTCATATCGGCTTCCCGTTCGTCACCGCCTGCCAGCACCGCCGTCATTCGCGTGCGTTCAGTGCCATCCTTGTTCATCTGGATTCCGCCGTCTTCGTCCAAGATGTTGATGCACTTGATACTGATGTCCTCTACCGGAAGAATCACGGCTCCGTCGCTTTCGAGTGCGTGCGAGAACGATACCTTGTTGACGCACACCGGCTCCCTGCCGTGGCCTTCAGCGATCAGTTTTCCGATGATGCGATACAGCCTATTAAGCGTCATGGTCTTCGGCTTACTCATGTTTTTGCCTTTCGTTTCGGCCTGCCCGTCGGCCTCACCCTGACCGCCTCAAGGTCGCCTGGTGCAATCCGCCACGCCTTGCCCCTCGGGTACTCAGACAGCACAGCGAGCAACCGACCTGACTTGATGAGCTGCCGTACGCGGTGGACGCTGACGCCCAGCTCGCGTGCCGCCTCTGCGGTGCCTATCGTGCCATTTTCTTTCCGCCGACTCATTGCTTTTCCGTCCCCTTCCGTGATACTATAACCGATGGGTAATAGTTTGACAAGACAGGAGGGCAACACGCATGAGCAAGAAATGGCTAGTCCCCTGCAACGTGAAGCAAGCAACTGGAATCCAATGGTGGGAAGTTGTTGCCGACACCGCCGCAATGGCTCTTTCTAAGTTGAAGCAGGGGGAAGGCACCTGCACGAATGAGGAGATCGAGGTTGTCGATCTCGGCTATCCCAGAGTGGACGAAGTGACGCAAGTCGAGGAGTGAACCCATGCCGACCCCAACCGACACCGTGACTCCGCTGGTCTGCGAACGCCTCATGGTATGCCTGGTTGACATGCTCGGCATATCCCTATCGGTCGCCTACTGTGGAACCCCACCGCAAGAGGAGCATGGGCCGAACGTGCAGTTCTTCAAGAATCTCGAAGACAACGTGCAGGGCAACCGTGGCAACGGGCTGGATTTGTCGCACTTGACGTGGGGCGATGCGAAACTCTTGCTTGAGGCAACCATGAAGAAGGCACAGGAGATTTTGGACAAATGACCGCCATCCGCCAGACCCGCCTCCGCATCCTGGGCGTCTTCCTGAGTCGCCGTATGCAGGGCAAGCCTCCTCCGTCAGTCCGCGACCTGTGCAAGATGCTGGGCCACTGGCCTAACAGCGTCCACGGCCACATCCGAGCGTTGCAGCGTGATGGGTTGATAGACGTGGGGACGGCAAGCAGCAGGGCGGTGGAGACGAAGTGCAGGTTCATTCCTGTGGAGGCGTTGTGACCGAATCCCAGCTCCACATCCTCTCAAACCTCTTCTCAGGCCGTGAAGCCCTGTCAGGGTTCGACCGATGGAAACACGGTGGCCTCACTCGCACGCTGAGGATGATGGAGCAGCGTGGCTGGCTCAAGGAAGGTGCGATCACGGCAGAGGGGCGGAAGGCGTTGGCAGTGGCAGGCAACCCAGAATAGGGAGCGACCATGTACGAGCGATTTACCGACCGGGCACGCAAGGTCATGCAACTTGCGAATCAGGAATGTCAACGGTTTAACCACGAGTACATCGGCACGGAGCACCTGTTGATCGGTCTAGCCAAAGAGGGTTCTGGTGTTGCGTCGAACGTCCTGAAAAACATGGGCGTGAGTCTCGCTGCCGCGAGGGTGGAAGTCGAGAAGATCATCATCGCGGGACCGCAAGGGCAGATGATGATGGGCAAGATTCCTCATTCGCCACGACTCAAGAAAGTCATCGAATACGCCATTGACGAGGCCAAACTGCTGAACCACAACTACGTCGGCACAGAGCACCTTCTTCTCGGCCTCGTCCGCGAGAAGGAAGGCGTAGCCGCTCAAGTGCTGTTCAATCTCGGCGTCAAGCTGGAGGATGTGCGGCAAGCGATCCTCGACTTGCTCAATCCGAAAAAGGACGAAGCCGACAAGCTGGAGGACGCACGAGATGAAGCGATCCAGGTGGCGGCAAATGCCCTGATGATGGCACGCCTAGCAATCGACAGTTGCTTGCGGGTTCTTGGCGTCAGCGAGCGACAAGTGGCAGAGTGGGCGGTGAAGCTGGAAGTGAAGAAGGACTAGCCCCTCACCGATTTAGCCAGGGCCTCGAAGCCCTCGCTTTCGAGCCAGTCGGCAAAGGCAAATTCATCTTAGTCTTCATTCCCCGGAACCTTCATCAAACAAACCATGCTCAATTGGTGCCGCAACCGTCTCATCGGCTTCCGACCAGCCACGCGGATACACCTTATCTTCCCAGCACTTCCTGATGAATGCTTCGTCCTCCGGCGTCACCAGGACAATGCCTGCCCGACGCTGAATGTCCATGATGCGGTCGAACATTCTTTTGCGGGCTTCAAGTTTGATCGGCCCGTAGCCGTCTTTTTTGCCTTTGCCCTTAGCCTGCCCAGAGCGGAAGCAGCGATTGATTCGGCGGCGGGACTCAAACCAAACGTCGTAAAGCTCGTTCAGCGGAGATTCCTTGCCGTATCGCTTTGAGACCGCTTTCGGGGCGTGTGCTTTAGATTGGATCGCCGGGCAACCGATGCAACCGAACCTTGCTGCCGTCACGACAGGATCAGACCATTCAAAAACGTCCTTGTCTACCTGCACATCGTAGATGTCAGCGAGCCTCTTGGTGATTGCGAAAACATCCTGCATCTTGTCGGCCACGATGGGCCTGACGTGCCCGCAGAGCCAGTCAATGACGTGACAGGTCCGCCAGTGCAGAATCGGGCTGTAAGTGCGATCCGACGGATCAGGTATGCCGCATTCTCCCCCTGCCGAGCAGCCCTTGCGTTTGATCTTGCCGTCACGCATTGCCGACTCGCCGAGCCTCAAGCCAGTCAGAGTCACCCCTATCGAATTCTTCTCTCGCCACCGCTCCATCGGGTCGATCTTCGTCGCCCGCGTACACCACCGCATTGATCGGACGCCTGGGTGTATCGGAGAGACGCCGATGCCCAAAATGCGGTTGTACAGCTTCTCATTGATTCGCGGCTCAACAACAGCACAATCCCACCCGCACGTTCGCAACAGGACCATCATGTCGCGGGAGATTGCCTGCAACTGGGGATATTCGACGGTAGTGTCCGACTGGACAAGCTGTGGCCGTTCGACGGTAATCCATCCGGTTCGTCGCATCCATTCAATCCACGTCACAAGCGAAGTCGAATCCTTGCCGCCGCTGAACGAGGCACACCACGGACCTTGCAAGCGTTCGAGGTGCTCAGCTGTCGGTTCATAGAATGATGCCATTCCTCACCCCTTTCCGCTAAGACTCTCCGCCGATGTCGGTGTAAAGGGCCTCGATTTCAGCTTCACGCTGGGCAATCTCCAACAAATACCAGCGGGCTTTGTTCCTTACAGTCCAGGTGTATTTGTACCACCAAGGCCAGAGCAGATAGGAGCGATAAGCTTGCGGCAATCGGCGAATCAGGTTCCACCAATTCACTGTCGGTCCTCCTTTGACAGCTCTTTTACAAGCCGATCACATTCGGCCTTTTGGCGTTGCAGGGATTTCACAACCGGCAAGTGGAATGACTTCTGTATGTATCCTGGGTCGTTCATTAGCCGTAGTCTTCGCGTGAGGCGGAATCTGTATCGCTTGAGCATTTCAATAGCCGTCTCCGTGCTGTCTATGCCATCCACCAGGAAAAGCAATTCTCTTGCTTGGTCAAGTGGACTCAAAACGCTGTCAGCCATTTTCGGTCCTCAGTTACTCTTGCGGGGCGTGGGTTAGATGAAAAACTCTTTCCCACACCTTCGTAATGCGGCATGTCAATCTCCCTTCATGGCGGACGACTTTTTGTGTTTTGGATGCACGCGATAGAGCCCGCGTATTCTCTTGCGACATTCCCCGCAAATATTGAGCAGCCTAGTTTCACGATCCCCGTAAGCATTCGTTCCTGTGATGAGGACAGAGGCAAGATCGTCAACGCGAGGCGTATTTTTTGTCGGCCTGCTTTGTCGGCTTTTCAATCGCCTATCTTCGGTGTCGCCGGAACAATAATCGCAGGTGCCGGAAAAGAGGTTTTTCACTCGTCTTATCCCTTCATGGCGGACAGGATGGCGCGGCACTCCCAAGAATTCAGCGTTACGCAATGCTCCTCATTGGCCTGGAACAGATGTTTGTTCTGGACCTGTTTTTTCACCGGCTCCAGCGCTCCTCTCAGGGCAGCGTTTTCCGCTCGCAGGCGGTCTAGCTCGATGTCTGCTTCCGCTTTCAAGGCACCACCGTTTCTTGCTTGCACATCAAACCGACCTCCAAAGAATCTCCGGCCCATTCCGAATACCTTCGGCCAGGCCCATCTTGCCGAGTGCCGTCAGGAGGTTGTTTGCCGTCGATGCCTTAATCCCCAGCAGTCTGGCAAGCCTTGTCCCGCTGATCGGCTGGTTGCGTTTGAGTACCGAAAGCGTCTCATCGCACTTCAGCGTCAGCGGCTCTTTTCCGGTCCCAGCACACTTTCGGCACTTGCGAGTAGTCCGCATGTCTTTCATGCTAGCACGTGAAAGGCCGAAGTCTGGCTTATCCCCCCGCTGGTTGTTTAGCGTGTCCGCAAAGTTCCCCCGGAAAATCCGGTTCCTCAACACGTCTCAACTGATTGCTCGTTGCGTGGCGATGCTCGACCGCCGACCCCGAGCCACGAAGGGAATGGTGACGGTTTTTGAGGCTTCCCGCACTGGACGATTGCAGGAATCCAGCCTGTGCCTTACCCCTTTAGGTTCAGCTCGACTCACTCGCCGAACTGCCCCGGCCCGCTGTCAGGCGGTTTGGCCTGGAAGCCCCGGTAATCTCCCTCTGCCCTGGGCGGCTTGTGGAGCGGAGCCCCGTACCTGTCGGATTTAGCCCGAGGACCGTTCTCGGACGTTGTACACTGGCCGTGTCCGTCTTGTGTTTCGGGGGACACTTACCGCCGCGAAGAGAAGCTCACGTGATTCGGTGATAATGACTTGTTCCACAGAGGTGCATTCTGATATGATGCCTCTATGGATACTTGTTTGGACGGGGGCCTCTCTTCGCGGGGACGGCCCTCTTCCATTTCCACAGCGTAGCCGAATCGGTTCTGCTGGTCAAGAACGACCTGAAAATGCCCTCTTGAGCAAAGCAAACACCGCCCCGCTCTTCACGTCGTCTGGCGTGCAGTGGAACACGCGGTATCCCATCAAGACAGCCTCATTCCTCTTGTGCTGGTCCTCGATGAATCCCTTCCCTCGCGTGTGCCTGCCTTGCGTCCAGGCTCCTCCGTCGATCTCCAAGGCTATGGGAATTGCAAGATGCGGCCAGCACACGTCAAATTTCCACTCCCTCGTATCGTGGAACTCGTGCTCGAAGATCGGCGTCGGCAGGCCGTGCCCTACGCACATTGCCACGAACAGCTCGCGGTTGAACTTGCCCCGCTTGACCTTGGCTGTCCGCTTTTGGGGTGGGGTGACGATGCCGAGTGCATTGGCGTCTTTGGAGGAGAGTTTCACGGCCTGGCCTCGTTAGTTGCGTTGTCGCCGCTTGTTTCGTGGCTCTCGGTGTGTTCTGGGTAGCCGTAATGACACGCTTCGCACCATTGCTCATCGCTGCCATCCTGCTTGTAGGCATGAAAGCATCCGTCAGGTTTCGGCCCGTCGATCCGCCGCCGCTTGCAGTTCTCGCAGATGTCGGCCCCTTGGAACCAACGCCCTTGCGATACGCCGTCGCTCATGACCTTGACCCGAACTTCGACCTTGCGTTGCCAGAGCATCTTGAGCCAGTCCCACAGGCTCCACTCGATGATGACGGTCGTGTGGTGGAACGGGTCTTCGACAGGGATTTCACTCGTGGTCTTGTTGTCGATTTGCGTCCTGATTGACAGGTGCCGCTTCATGTGTTCAGTGTCTCGCATGTCGCTCTCCTCTCAAGAATCTCCCTCAGTTGCCCCATCGCCCACGTCCGCTCATCCGTCAACGCTGACCGTCCCCCGATGCCGTGCCTGCGTACCAAGTGGACCAGCTCGGTTATGTCCTCTGGCGTCACCCGCTCGCGTGCGGCGGCTTTGGCCAAGAGCTGGTCTACAGATGGCTCGTTGCCATCATGCTGCGATTGGTGGCACAGCCGGCACAGACCAATCAGGTTTGCCGGGTGGTCCACTTGGCCGCTCCCCTTGGCGTGGATGTGGCAGCACTCGGCCGGCACAAAGAGGAATTGCGTGCGGCACCACTCGCACCGTGGACGAATGCGGACAGCCTGGCGTGCGTCTGGATCGTCAAGGATCACTGGTCGCCCTCAACGAAGCCGATTAATTGTCGCCCAACGAATTCAGTGTACGCTGGCGGGATTGCCTGGCTAAGTTCATCGCGGCTCATCCAATCAATGCCCATTGCCTTCCTGCCCATGTCCGTGCCAACGTGTTTTCTGTGGATGATCGGTTCGCCTTTGGCTGTCGTCCCAATTTGCTTTCCCCTCTCAAGAACCGTGTGTCCAAATACTAAAAGCCAGTCACCCTTGTGAGTTCTCGGGCAAGTAGTCCCGAACAGGAATCGGTTGCTTTCAAAAAGCCGGTGCCTTTTTACTCCGCAGCCAAGAGCTAGCCCGCATACCAAAGCTGGGCATTCGAGCGGAGCTCCTGGGACGTTTTCGATCACCCACGGTTTTCCGGTTTTGTGCAACAATTCCCTTGTTCGAACGATCAAGTCGGGATGATCGGTGCGGCCGTGGATGTTGTTGGCCTGGCTATACGCTTGGCATGGTGGGCTGGCGTGAATGGCCGCAATGTCCTCAAGCCAGTAATTCGGCCCACTCGGAGCAATGTGGAACTTGCCGCCACGGAGCAAGCATTCGAGCAGTTCAAGGGCATCGCCTTCGACGAACGGAAACGGATAGTTTTTCTGAGGCTTGATGTCGCACCCAACCACGTCGAACCCGGCACGGTTGTACCCGACCGAACAGCCGCCAGCACCGCAAAACAGGTCTAGCAAAAGCGGCCTCACTTCTTCTCCCTCCCGCTGGCAATCTGCCTCAGCTTCGCCACGCTCACCTTGTCCAGCCTGTCCCGGCACTTGTCACACAAGCCCACCAATCCGCCCTCGAATTCGACTACGTTGAGCAAGAGAATCTGCGGCTTGAGGCATAGCTCGCAGTTCAGCAGACAGCGGATGGTCGAGGGGTCGGAGGTCATGGCTTCACGGTCTCTTCCAACGCTCCTGCAAGGTACGGCACCGCCTCAATCCCCCGGTTCGTGTTCCACGGTCTCGGCACCAGTATCGCCTGACCGCCAGCGTCTCGGAAGGCGTCCACGTTCTTGTCGTAGTCGTCAACCAGCACCGCGTCAGGTCGTGCGAAAAACTGCTTGGCTGACCCGATGAAAAACCGCCGACGGTAATTTGGCAGGCACGCCGCTATCCAGGCGTGCTTTGCTGACGAACACTGCGGGTCTCTTGCCGGCGAGGTTAGGATGCAGACGTTCTCGCGGCCGAAAGCCGATTCGACGTGCAGCAAGATTTCGTGGGCGTCCGGCATCCTTGCGAGCTGTGCCCAGAAGTGGTAGTCCATCGGTGCCCAAAACTGCTCCGGCGTCATGCCCCAGATTTTGTCCATGTCGAACTCTTTTGCTGGCGTCGGCCCGGCGTAAGGGTTCGGCCGCTTGTGGGCTTTGCACGCACCCCCTACGAAGTCCGCAATCACTCCGTCGAGGTCAAGGAAGCATTTCATTCGTCCATCTCCTCAGCCATCTCGTAGGGCAACTCCTCTTCGTCAAGGTAGTCGCCGCGTGCCATCTTCTCCACGGTTTCCTTGAGGTTGCGGACGGACTGCCGAAAGTAGCTCGACTTGAGTTCAACGCCCACGCCTTTCCGACCGTTCAGGACGGCCCCAGCTACTTCACTGCCGACACCGCAGAACGGAGTCAATACTGTCTCGCCTGGGTTCGACCAGAGGTCCGCCGTGGAAGTGCAACAATTCAAACCCCCTTCCTGTCAGGCACGAGCATCAGGAAGAACGCCACGCTGAACCCGCAGAAGAACCACCCGATTGCGGACGGCGGCTGCCAGAGGACGGGATTCTCCACAGGAAACGCTGCCCCGTATCCGAGCACGATTGCCGCCGACAGGTGATACCACCACCGCGTTATGAGCCACAAAAGACGCTCATTCATCACTTCACCCCATTCGCCTTCGGCCTGTCCAAGAACCCGTACCGTTTTAGCTGTGCCTCTACCGCCGCCGTCGTTGACCTGATTGCCGCTATCCGCTTGCCGATGCTTTCCTCTAAGGCCCTGACGTATTTGTTCGCCTTGCCCATCCGAGAGGCCAGCTTGGTCAGCGTCTTGTTCAGCTCCGCAGACTGCCACGCCATGTCGGCCAGTAGCCCCTCGACCTTGCGGGCCTCGTCGTACAGGGCCGAGACCTTGGCCGACGCCTTGGCCGACGCCTCCGCTTGCTGCTCCCAGATTCGCGTGAGGACGATCATCTGACGCTTGCCGCATTCGTCGATGGCCGAGAGGTCGAACACCTTCCCAAGGGCCTCCCTGACCCGCTCGGGGTGGTACTCGCAGGCGTGCTCGATGTCTCTTGCCAGGCGGTCGGCGGAGTCTCGGTCGCGGGCCTTGATGGCCGCTTCGCGGCGGTCTTCAGGAGTGAAGGGGTCGTCAGGCATGGGCAGCTCAAAAGGGGATGGCTTCACTCGGATCATCGGCGAATCCGTAAGGCACGCAGGCGTCTTTCTCATCTAGCGTGTCGAAAACACTTCCTGCCGGCGGAGGAATTTTCGGCGGCTCACGCCTGCACCTTCTTTCGATTCTTTGCGACGTACTGCGGGAACAGTTCGGCCACTGGCAGGGACCACAACTGTTCCCCTCTGGCTGGCATGTTCGGCATGTCTTGGAACTCCCACGGCCCCTTGCCGTTCATCTCACGCTTGAACCTTCCAGCCGCTGCTCCGGCGGTCCTTCCGGTGTTCGCCGCCCACCCCAGGCACGCTTTCCACTTCCGCACGGCCGACTCGTTTTGCGTGCCGTTCGTCGCCAGCGGATCGTCGATTTCAATGAGGATGCCGTTTTCCTGGTTGATGTTCTTCGGCTGTGCCGCTTCAGGCTTCGTACTGTGTCCGCACGCCGGGCACACGCTGCCGCTGTAGAGTGCGTGGCACTTCGGGCAGTGGAGGATAGACGGTGCGTCCGGCTTCACCTTGTCTTGAATCGTTTCGCCAGGTTTGAGCTGCCAGTCGATGTCCCAGTTAGGCATATGTTTGAAGAAGTGCACGCAGCCCGCATGGTCAATGAGGATAGCTTCTTTCTTTCCCTCTGCCGGCCTCATGACGCGACCGATCATCTGCATGAACTGCACGAAGGATTGCGTCGGTTTGGCTAGGATACACACCTCGGCGTCGGGACAATCGAACCCTGCGGTGAGCACGTTGCAGTTCGTGAGTACAAGCGTCTCGCCCCGCTGGAACCGGCACAGCATCCCGTCCCGCACATCGTCTTCCGTCGTTCCGTCGAGGTGTTCGCACTTCACCCCAGCCGCCTGGAACTGTTCAAGGATGGCCATGCTGTGGGACACACCGGACGCGAACACGATGGTCTTCTTGCCTTCCGCCAGTCGCTTCCAGTGGTCCACGATGTCGCCTACGAGTTTCGGCTTGTTCATCCGCTTTTCGAGTTCTTCCCTTACGTACTCGCCTGTTTCTGGATTGACCCTCATTCCCGCGAGGTCCGGCTGATATGGGCCGAACACGCGAGTATGCACGAGGAACCCGTCGGCGATGAGCTGCGAGGTCTTCACGGCCTGGATCATCCCGTTGAAGTCGCCTCCCAAAGTCTGCCCGTTGCCCTTCGCCGGGGTCGCGGTCAGGCCGACTACTACGGCATTGGGGAACATGCGGATGAGCATCTTCCACGTCGGAGCAGTAGACAGATGCGCCTCGTCAGGCACAATTAGGTGGAATTCTGGCAACTCAAGGGCCATCTCCCGCCAGCGTTCGATGTTCTTGTGAGCCCGTGCTGAGTCCTGCATCGACAGAGTGCCTGAGTCCAGCCTCGCCTGCCACTCCCTGATTTTCTTCGGGATGTTGATCACGCGGGATAGGAGCGTGTCTTTGGTTGCGACTTGGACCGGGTGTTCGAGGTCGTAGCCGCGACCAGACATGATGATGCCGTGTGGAACGTCGAGCCGCCGCAGCTTGTCGCTGCACTGCGTCACCAGTTCTCGGGATGGTGCGAGGAACAGGCAGCGTTTCTGCTTGGCGACGAGTCCGTGGATGATGTGTGCCGCCATGATCGTCTTGCCGGCCCCGCAGCTCGCCTGCAAGATTGCCCGCCGTTCTCCGGCTGGCATTTCCGAGAGCAGTTTGCGTAGCCTGTCCACGGCGTCAACTTGATATGGCCTGAGTTCCATTACGGCTGATTCTCCAGTTCGACCTTACGCCACTTGGTTATCCACCCGGTCCCACGGCATTCCGAGCACCCCTTGCCGTCGCAATCGCGGTGGACGATGTAGGGCTTGCCGAATTCGACGTGCTTGCACGCTTCCTCAAGGGCGGGAACGATGAGAGATAGGTTCGTCCACGGATAGAGCGTCTGGTTGTTCTTGAGGTGCTTGACGATGCCTTTGAGGGCCGCTGCGGAGTCTGACAGGAATGTGTCGCCGAACGTGTCGCGGAGCTTCTTGGGGACCACGTAGCCTTCGCCGTCTCGCGGGACTTTGGCGTCCTTCTCGGCAGCCTTCTCAGAATCGCTAGGAGGCTCCCAGGCGTCACCGGCGTCTGGCGGTGGCGTGTCGGCCTTCTTCGGCTTCCCGTTGCCGCTGTGAGCCTTGCCATTGCTTTCGTGGACCTTGCTGCCGTGACTTGTGCCGTTGGCCGATGGGGTCGGGATGTCGTCCTCGTCGTCTTCTTCGTCGGGGTCGGTCTTGGATGTTCCTGCCGCGATCTGAATAGCTGGTGCTGGCATGGGAGGAGCAGCGTTGCTCTTTTTTCGTTCGCCTTGGATCGTCGCACAGGCATTGCATCCCTTGACGGCTGGTGCTGGACGAAGGTTGTTGCACTTGTTGCAACGGATGTCGTCTGATTGGGCTTCGTCTTCGTCCGGAACGTCAGGACCATCATGGATTCGCTGCCAAAGAGCAATGAGTTCATCCTTCAAAATGGCCCCCGGGGCCATTTTGGCAAGCTGCATGTACTTACGGGACTGGCGGTAAGAGCAAGGCATGGCCTTTTCCGCGAGGGCCTTAAACTGGCCGTGAGGGCAACCAGATTTGGCAACCAAGAGCCACTTTCCAGATTCGAGAGCGTTGTTTGCTCTGGCGAATTCGCTCAGCTGCGACTTGTTGTGGAACCCAGCGGCTTTTTTGAATGCTGCCTTGACATCCACGTTCGCCTTGACGATTGCCGATGCTGCCTGCATTGCTGACTCCTAAAAGGGTTATTTCTTGGAGAGACCTTCCAAAAGGAACTTGTGGACCTCGTTGCACCGTGCTTCGCCGTATATCCTTTTGAACCTGGTGAAAAGCAAGATGAAGTCGATTTTGCAATTGCCGCAATAATCGGCGTGCATCCTTATGGCTTCCCGTTCGGCAATGGACAAACGGCGATGGGATTTGCGGAGTTTCTTGACTTGTTCGCAGTTGAGAGTGCCACCGGCTTTGAGGTAGCGAACCCTGGCCTTGGCTTCCGATAGCTCAATTTTCTTGAAAATCTTGTTGAGTTCAGCGAATTGGGCTTCAAGAGCGGGAGATATTTCGGGCTCCATGCTTCACCAGAAAAGGCCAGCCGTCTCGGTCAGGGTTTGTATTCACCTGCCACAGCGAAATGTTCCCTGGCGAGACGGCGTGGATCAAATTGTTTTTGGTGTCACTTGTGGCAGGTGACTCCAGATAAGGATACTGTCACGGCGTGACGTGTCAAGCGGGATTCTTGGTCTTTTTCGGCTTTGAGAATCGCATGTTGAGTTTCTCAATGAGCGTGCTTTCGATCAGTTCCATCGGCCACCCTTGCTTGATGCAGTAGTGGATCAGAATGCCCATGATGTCCGCAAGTTCATAGCAGTCGTCGGGGTACTCTTTGAGTTCATTCAGCTCGTCTTGTGCGTGGCCAAGAATGAAGGGCGGCTGAACCTCCGACAAGTTGAAGTGTTTGCGATTGTGGACGTAGCCCTCGCGGACCATGCGTTCGATTTTCTTCCATGCCTTTTTCATGATGCGTCCTTTTCTACCGTCTTCTCGGCCAGCTTTTCCAGCACCCTCTTTGCGACGTACAGATAGCGGTCTATCGACCATTTCGGGAGATCGTCCCACGAGTCTCGCATCCGCCGCTTTGTTTGCAAGCCGTCCCATTCGAGGGCGGATTCGTGCAGGAATCGGGCGAGCTGTTCGGCGGTCATCGCCATACGTTCCCCCACATGTCTGCCAGGTATCCGTTCGTCACCAGTTCTGGGAACATGATGCGAGCCTTTTTCCAGTAACGCTTGGTTTCCTTCCGGTCGCTGTTACTCAGGGATTCGATCAGTTCGCCAAGCATGGGACGACTTTCATTGCGACCGCAACCGGCCTCGATCTCTGCGGCCTCGATTGCCTGCAAAAACTTGTGGCAATCTAGGCAGGTGTTTTCTTCGTAGGTTTCGCCGATCGACGGTTCCTCACACTTGCAGCATTCGTCCGTGTCGCAGCACTGGCACTCCGACTGCTCGCAGTCGCGGCAGAATTCCCACTCCTGCATGTAGGTGTGAGCGTATGGCGTGCCCGGAAAAATCTTGGTGCAGCACTCGTTGCAGGTTTTCGTTTTGGCGGAAGCAACAATTCTTACTTCGTATACGCTCGCTCGCCAGTCGCAATCGCCTTGGTAAAAGCACATATCATGCCTCCGGGTCAATGGTCCACGCAATCACCATCTTCTCCCACAAAATGCCCCTGGTGTGAGCCCGCTCGGGTTCGGTTGCTCCGGAGGACACCAATTCGTCAACAGCTTGTGCCGTCATCCATTCCCGGCACGCATCGCATGAGCTGTAGTGCTTTGCCCCAGCGAGCAGTTCAGAGCCGGAAACCTGGTCGGCTTGGCGGGAGCACAGGCTGATGGTCTGATCGTGGAATTCTTGGCAGGTCATGTCGCCTCCGGGTCGGTCGCAATGAATTCGTCGATCTTCCTGCGGATCGGTGCGGCTTTCGCTTCCTCGCGTTCGAGCGTTTCCCTGTCGAACCGGGTAAAACTCCGTCCAAAACCAGCACGCAGGGCACGTCCCGTTGTGGTTGCGGCAAGCTGCCAGTTCGGTCATTGAAATGTCTCCGGTGCTTTGCCGCTGATGACCATGAGGCGATAGTCGTGGCAGGTCATTGCATCACCTCAAAAGCACCATGCGGGACTGGCCTCTCCAAACCAGCCCGCACGGTGCGACGAAAGGGATCACTTGAGCCACGTACTGTCAGACGCCAGGTCGAACAACCCGAACTTCTCAGCGAACGCCGCATCGTGGCACGCTGCACACCGGAGAACGCGGGCGTCGAATTGTTTGCCGTCTGGGGGAACGGCTGGCAGGCTCTTGGGGACGTAGGGCACATGCTCGGCTACCTCCATGATCTGTTCGGGGGCGTCCTTCGGATTGCGGTTTTGCTTGACCATCTCGGCTTGAGACTTCGCTACAGCGTCGGCCCGCTCAAAGAGCTTGTCCAGCCTGTCGTGCATTTCCTCGCGGTCTCTATTCAGACGCGAGGTGTCGAATTGAATCGAGACGACGACTATCGCAAGCAGCATTGCGTACACACCAGAGGCCACTTTGAAGAAACTGGGCACGTCGTCGTCTCTCATGCTCTCCCCCTTGAAGAAACGCCGCACGGGGCAGCCCCTCCCGAAACCACCCCGCACGGCAACGAGATTTAGACACCAGCCGCGACGGGCGGCAGCTTGACGAACCGCTTCAAGTCCTTGTCCCATGGGAAGCCCTCAGCCCGCCCCACCGACTGAAAGAAGTTGCCGATCTCCTTGCGGATTTCCTTCTCGCTCACCGCGACCCTGACTTCCTCCCACAGGGCGGTCAGGTTGTCAGCGTTCAGCTTGCCGTCCTTCTTGAGACCGTCCACGCGAAGCCCCCACGCCTTTAGGACGGACACAGGAGCGGCGGGTTCCGGCTTCGGCGGTGCTGTTTGCTCTTCTTCCGGTGGCGAGTCCTGATACTCAACCTCGCGTGTCGGTTCGGCGTCACGCGGCGGATCGACCTGTGGTGCCCGATTGTCCGCTTGACCCATCTCGTCGCTGGTGTAGAGCCCGCTGAGTTCCTGTGGGAACGCCTTGCGGAGTGCGAGGGCTTCGGCGGTCTTCGACAGCATCAACGCTGGCATCTTCGCCCACATAAAGGACGTGTTGCCTTGCTTGTCGAGCTGGACGTACTCCGACCAGAGGGCGACGGCCGACAGCGGCTTGTCGAAGTCCTTGCGGAGCACGCGGACCTTGGCAGCGGCGGGCGGTTCCTTCTCAAGCCACACGTCCCGCCACACGCCGTCTTCCCCGCACCACTGCGGCTCATCTTGCCCGGCGTACTTCTGGCTCCGATCAGCAATGAGCCGGAAGCCGTCGATGCTGGTCTGGATAATCATCACCTCGCGGCGTTGCTGTGAGTTCCACCGCTTGACCGGGTAGATTTGCCTGGCAAACGGGTCAAGGCCGGTCCTCTCGCATTGCCAGAGGAACATCGTCAGCTCGTCAGGCGTGGCCCCGGCACAGAGCGTCCGCCGAATCACGTCGATCTGCGATTCGGTGAACTTGTTGTGCTGAACCGTCACCAATTCTCCGTTGGTCGTCATCGTTCGTCCCTTTCGTAAAGTTTGTCCCTTAGTGTCGCTGCCACAATGGAGAGGACAGCGAGCCACAACGCGAATTCAAGCCAGTCCGTGGCGGACATCGTGCCTCCGTGAAAAATGCGGCAGGCTGGTAGGCACTTTCGATGGTTCTGATGGTACACCGCCAGTTCCTGCCGCTATCGCATCTCGCTCACTTGCCGGACATCGACCGGACTTCTTCGGGAGTGTATTCGTTGCTCACGCTCTGGCCTGTCAGTCCGCAAGCCCGCATCCGGCTTACATTGCCAGCCGCCGCTGCGAAAGCCGACTTCGCGGTCGTCGGAGTGTAATTGGCCGCTGCCCCCTTGATGCCAAGACCGCCGGCTTCGGCGAATGCGTCCTGATTAGCACCGAGGAAAGTGAATTGCCACTTGTAAACGTCCTGCTGGTGCTGGATCATCGCCTTGATCCGCTCCTTGGTGAACTCCTTGCTGGAGTTCTCATAGCCATCCGTGATGATGACGAACACCACCAAGCCGGGACGGTCCTTTTCGTCCATCTTGCTGAGCCGGTCGCCTGTCTCGGCAATACCGCGTCCGACCGCGTCCAAGAGGGCCGTCATTCCGCGAGGCACCAGAGGACAGTGCGGGACTTCGCCGATGGGTTTCGCACGGTGGACGAACTCGTATTCGGTGTCGAACTGAATCAGCGTGAAAAGTGCACGTCCGGGCTGTTTCTTCTGCTGTTCAATGAAACTGTTCAAACCGCCCTCAGCGTCGGTCTTGCACGAAGACATCGAGCCGCTGCGGTCAAGGACGATGACGATTTCAGAAAGGTCTTGCTGCACGGAAAAACTCCTTGGAATAGGGCGAATGATTGGCTACTGCACCTGGCTCACAAACGAGCAGATGTACGCTGACACCCTCCGCTTCGCAGCTTCGTCGAGGGATTCCAGTTCCCAGATTATCCTTTGCATCACGCGGAGTTCCGGGTGCTGCTTGCGGCGTTCGGTCTGCTCGGTCTCTTCCGGTTCGGTCGGTTGTGCGGACATGGTGTGGCTCCTTAAAAGTGCCCGTCTCTCCGGGCTGTCCCGACAGCGTATCGGTAGCAGGAAGTGGTGCGATTCGTGCGTCACCGCTGGTCGCATTCCAAAAGTCGGCTGCTTACCCTGGTCACGGCGTCAGATGGTGCCTGACAACACCGCCGCCCTATGCTCTCTCGTGTTTCCTCATGACATAATCCTACGCTTCGGCGAAGCATTTGTCAACAAGAAAAACTAGACCCGCGTGCGAGGTCGCCCCTTCGGCCTGACCCGCACGCTCTCAAGGTCCGTGCGTCGAATGGCGTAGTCGTGGCCGAATCGTTCGTGCCTTAGCTTGCCGGTCTTGCACAGGAGCTGCACGCTTCGCCGCGTCAGGCCGAGTTCGTCGGCGGCTTGCTGTGTCGTCAATATGCCGTTGAGTTTTTGAGCCATGCCGAAATGATACGCTTCGGCGAAATGCCAGTCAATCCTTCTCCCTCGACTGCAACCACTTCACAAGAGCCCCAAGTGCGGCAATGGTAGCGATCCAGATGAGGATAAATATGGTGGGGTGCATGTCAGCCCCCGGTCTCGCCTGACAGGCTGTTCTTGATGCTCTCCTTCTCACGCTCCCGCATCGTGGCACAGTCATCAACGACGTACGGGTTCCACCCCTTCCAATGCCAGTTGTGCCCGAACGTGAGGTGGCAGTTTTTCGACGGGTGCTCGCAGAGGGTCACGAGATTGGCGTCTACCAGCTCCAGCTCGGGATGCGTGTGGTAGGGAAGCTTGTGGTGGACCTGCAAATCCTCAGTCCCGCCGCACGCCTGGCAAACCGGCTCTTTCAGTAGGTGGGCTTTCCTGACAGCTGGCCAGTGCGGAGAGCGTGCCTTGCCGTTGACCGTGGCAGGAGCGGCATTGGGATTGGCAGAGAACAAGGCAAGGATGCGGTCGAGCATGTCGGCCTCTCTGAAAGATTCCCCCGCCACTGGCAGCGTTTGCCCATCGCTCCGTCATTCGCAAGCCAGCCGACGGGGGAAGTCCTCTGTCAAAGGTCACTCGGCAGAAACGTCGTGCACGTCAGCCGACGCGGGCACGAGCGGGTTCAACGCCCACTTGCCAGCCTGCATCGGTCGCGGTGCCCCGAATGACACCCTGCCGCCCGTTGGGATCGGCCTTGAAAGCGTCAGGATGATGTACGGAAGCGTCGGAACCGGGGTCGGCGTGGGAGTAGGTGTCGGGGTAGGCGTTGGAACCGGAGTCGGCACCGTGCCCTGCCCCTGAATGACCGCCGCGACAAACTTCGCATTGCACACGCCTAGGCCGGTACATTCGTCCCAGCCCGGCCTCGCCGTGTACGCTCCGTTGCTTCCGCTGGTGATGTCCGTGAGGTCATTCAGGGCATAGACGAGCGATTGCGTGAATGCGATCTTCTTACCGACCTCAGCGTCGATCAATGCCTTGAGTGCCGCCCACATCGGGCTCACTGCCGATGTCCCGCCGAACGTCTGAGACTGCCCCGCGATGAGCACCGCGTAGCCGGTATTGGCGTCCGCATCCGCACTCACGTCAGGCACGCCACGCTGAGCGTTCGTGTTGCCTGCCTGCCAGGTCGGCTTGGTGAAGAGTTTCGAGTAACCGCCCCCGCCGTAGCTCCAAGCCGTCTCAACGCTCGCGGACGGGCAGCTCGTGCCACCGCAGCCGAATATGTACGGACTGCTCGCGGGGAAGTCCGTGTTGTTGCCCGTGCCGCCGTCAGTCGATCCGTCGTCACCGCTGGACGCGAAGCAAGCCATGTTCGCGGCTACGCACGCCTGGATGCCATCGTTCGTTGCGGACACGCTGGCAGCGTCCCAGCCGGCCTCATTCTGTCCCCACGAAACGCTCACGGCACTCGCCCTGCCGTCCGCCGCTGCCGCCTTGAACCCGTCCGCGATGCCCGTGGCGTCGTTCGGTGCCCAGATCATCAGTAGCCCGATGTTTCCCCCGGTTGCCCCAGCGATCACCTGCATGTCGAGGGCCACTTCCCCATCGGCACTTGACGGGTCGCCGGTGTAGCTGTTCGTCGCCCCTCGAACGCTGATCTCAGCGATAGGTGGGACCGGGATGCCGAGCTGAGAGCAGTAGGCTTGCATGTCGGCCAGAGAATAACCGCCACCGAGTTCGATGACGGCTATCCACAGCTTGGTAGGCCCGCTGAGGACAGGGTAGCCGTATCGCTTGGCGAGTTGGGCTGACGTGTAGGTCTGCTGAAGCCTCGCGGCATTCGGGCGGCGAATTCTCAGGACGCAAGATGATTTGGCGAATCCTGACATGGGTACTCCGATGGGTGAGAGGCGGAAGTTACTTGGAATTGACGATGAGACTCCATAGGGCTTCGTCTGCTGGCGGACTCAGCTTGCCTGGCAGTTCGTCCAAGAGGGCTTGGAGTTGGGCGACTTCGCTTCGTTTCCTGCGGATCAGTTGTTTCAGGGAATTCTTAGCAGACATTCGTCCGCAGCAATCGTCCGACGTGTCTTTTTCTGGGCTTCCTTTTAGCTCGTGGTAGACGCGACCGCCTGAAGGTTTGTCAGTTTCTGGCATTGCTTCGCCTTCGTCGTATCCTTCCGTTTCACGGTCTCTATCGCTGTGCATGTCTTCTCCAAGAAAAAAGGGCGGTGCTGGTGTAAGCAGACACCGCCCCCGCGTTGGGGAAAGCGACGGACAGGAGAATCAAGAGCCGGCACCACCGACCCCGCCGATGACCGGGCCGAGTCCTTGGAGGATGCCGAGAATCAACTGTACCCACTGCAACCACGACATGCCTGCCGGCACAGCCGAAGCGTGAGCCGTGGCCAGACCCTTCGCACCGATCATCTTGCGGCACACGTCGGCCGCTTGGGCGTGAGTCATTGCTGGTCCTGAATGCGGTGAGCCAGCAGCTAAGACGCCGGTCGCCGGGTCAGGGAATGCCTGGCCGAGACCGAACGCCACGCCGTCTTCGAGGCAGTGGATTGAATGGGCGTCGGGCTTCTTTGCCCCCTCGATCACGGCCAGCATTTCCTGCCAGATTGCCATGTCGAGTGAAGTTGGATATGGACGGAGAGCCATGTTGAACCTTTCAGAGTGAGAGAGAAAATCCGCCGCCCCCTTGAACATTCCCAGTGCTACCTAAGTGTCGGGGGACGGCGGTAAGAGACCACGATCAACGACGACGCCCACCGACGAAGAATCTGCCGCCCCCGAAGCCTACGCCCCGGAAGCCGACACCGATCCCGCCAAAGCCGATGCCACCGAAACCGACGCGAGAACCGAAGAACCCGCCCCGGAAGCCGACGGTGTTGAACCCGAAGCCACCGAAATAGGGATTGACAGCCAGCGAGTTGAACGCGAGGCCGTTCACGCCGCAACCACCTGCCGCATAGCCGCTGAAAGCAGGTGCGAAGTTGGCGACGACACCGCCACCGCACGTCGGGGCCGCTGCGAACATCTGCACTTGCGGCTGGGCAATGACGGTCGTGGTCTGCTGGGAAAAGTACTGTGCCTGTGACGTGCTGGCGAGGGCCAGAATCACGGCGATTGATGCGATGAACTTCTTCAAGGAAATCACCTAACCTTTCAAGTTAGAGAATCAGGGTTTCCCCTGTCATTGTACGCCTACGGGCGAGTTATTGGCGTCCCCGGCTTGATGACAATTCCGACTGCGGGTCCGCCAGTCACGTCGCACGGTAGCACGAACGAGAACGGTCCCGGCACCGTCTGGGCGGGAACCGGGTTCCACGTCGCGGTCGCCGTGATCTGCACCGGCGTCCCCGGCACGCTCGGCTTCAGACCGTGCATCTTGAACGTCATGCCCACGGGCGGGTCAAGCGAGATGGTCGAGGGGTCCGAAGATGTCGGCACGGGCGTCAGCGTGGCGACGGAGCTGATGTCCACGGTCGCACCGCCAGCGTCGATGCCCATGACGGTGACGGTGTCATCTTCGTTGTCAACGAACACGAAGTCACTGACGGACTTCGAGCCGGCCGCTTTGGCTGTCATCTTGCCGAGAGCGGATTTCTTGGTGAGCCGAATGGTCGGAGTCGTCATTGAAGACATAGTGGTCTCCTTTCGGGGGACGGGCGATGAAGTTTCTGCTGTGATCCCTGTTATTCTACGGTTTGCGTCGAGGAGTTCCTGCATTCCGGCGAGAAGAGCGTCCAGTTTACACTCGATCCGCTCTTTCCATTGCCTGAATTCTTCGTCAGCGAATAGGTTGCCGCTCATGTCATGCACCGCCGATACTAAGAGAGCGAACAAGCCGAGTAGGGTTAGGGCGAATCCGCAGAGGTACAGGGCGATTGCGGGGGCCTCATTCATTCCATCCCTTGCCCGCCGGTGCTACTTCCGGTATCGGCCTGACCTGCTCCGGTCCCGTCACCTGGTGCCACAGTTGGAGCGTAGCCGCGTCCAGCGGTGGGCCTGCCTTGCCGTCCGCCGTGCGGGGCATTCGGAAGTTCTCGGCAGCGTTCGGGTCGATGCGAGGATACACCCGCTTCTGCCGCTCGCTCTCGGGCATTGACGGGTAGGTCTCAAGGTCGAACTTCCCCTTCGCGTCAGGCCCGAGGTGGCACTGGGCACAGCTCTGCTTGGCGGATGCCACCCACAGCGATAGCGTCTGTGCCCGCACGTCGGAAGCCGTGACGCCACCGCTGCCGGTCCCCTGCTGCCCACCCTGGACGGGGTTGACCTGCCACTGCACGCCCGACTTGATCTGCTTGGGGTCGCTGAGGGCCTGGTTGAACGCTATCAGGGCGTCCCGCCTGGCGTTGATCTCGGCAATCCTCGCGGCCCCAGTCTGTGCCTGTGCCACGTTGCTGCTGAACAGCCCGTTGGCCTCACTGAACAACCTCGCCGCCTGCCCCACGGCCTGGGACTGGAGCAAGTAGAGGGAGTTCAGATTAGTGTCCCCGTACAACGCCGAGTTGCTGTTGTAGGTGTTCAGGCTCAGTGGCGTCACGACTTGGTAGGCGTGGCCGGTGAGCGAGTAGGCACCGTTGTAGCCAGCGGCCTGAGGTTGCAGTAGGGCGGTCACTTGCTGGGGAGTGAAGTTGCTGAGGTTGATCCCCACCGCCCTCAGCTTGGCTACCTTCGCGTCTTCCTCTTTGCTCGCCGCGACGATTTCCAAGAGGCGGTCGTCGAACGTCTTCGCGGCGGGGGGCGTGTAGGTGGGGGCGACGTAATTGGCTACGGGGTAGTAGGTGTAGTACGAGGGATACGCCCGGCCGCAGCTGTAGTACGCCGGCGTGTACGTCCGCGTGTAGGCGGTGCTGTAGCCCGTAAAATACCAGTAAGAGTCTGAGGCTTGGTACTGTGCCTCAGCCGTGCCAGCGAGGGCAAGGAATGCTGCTATTGCTACCAAAGTCTTCATGCCTGATTTTCCTTTCGGTTGATTGTTTACGCCCCACTTGAACTACCGCACCTGAATATCTTGCCCTTGCTCACCACCGCTGGCTCAGGCGTCCCCCTCGCCTTCCTCAGTTCCGCCACCAGTTGGGGAATCTGTGCCTTGAACCTGTCAGCCGTGGCCGGGAGCTTGACAGCGATTACCGGCACCACCACGGCAACGTCGAGGAGTAGCTGGGACAGTTCGGCTTCGGTGAGGGGGATGGTCATACGCCCTCGTCGATGATAAACGGCGGACTTTCAACACGCTTGAAATTCGGTTTGTCAACCTCGTTCGCCAATTGGAACGGCCACCACGAAAATACCCACCCTAGGCCGAAAAAGAGTGCAGCAATTCCGTAATCGCCTTTGTGGAAATGCGGCATGGACATTCCCATCATGCAGCCAGCGAACAGCGAGAGAACATAAAGTTTGCGTCCGGCTTTCACTTCACCGCCCTCTTCGCCGCATGTCTTGCCGCCACGAACGAGAACCGCAAATCGTAGTCGCTCCGCTCAATCCCAAGCCCGCGATACAACGCCGCAATCACCGGGTCTTCCGGCACAGGAACCGCTTCGCCACCATGCAAAGGGTAAATCCACACCGTGTTGCCCTGGACCGCGTTCTGGTCCTTCGTTGTCACTTCCTGCAAGCGTTTCCCTGCCTTTATCGCGTCGGTCCCTTCCCACACTTCCCCGAGGTCTCGCAGGGCGTCGATTGCCGTCAGCTTGCGGTAGAAATAGCCGTTGAAGATTGCCGCGAGGTCGCTGGACCGAATCTGTGCCAGGTCAACCCCATTTTCTCCGTCTTCCTGCCCGGTGGCAAGCTGAATCGCCCGCGTGTAATCGTCCCTTGCACGGGGGAGCATCGTCATCTCCGCATCGGCCGTGTAGAGCCCGGTCAACCGCTGGATGGCCTCGTTGCGTGAGAACTCCCGCTTCGCCCCGACCAGCCCACGCCGCTTGGTGCCGCTGATGTCGTCGAGGATGTCGAGCAACGCCGCTGGCCTGTCCTTTCCCTTCTGCGTCAGAAGGGCCACGTCGTTCGTCACGGTCTGCCATCCTCTTCCCTTGGCGTGGCATCGGATACACCCGATAGCGGGTTCGAGAACATTTCCGTAGGGTGCAGGAATCGTGGAGTCAGCAGCGACATCATCAGTCGCCTGATCAAGTAAGTCACCGTTGCCGTTAAAGAGGACAAACTCGTTGAGGCCATTGGTGATCTCCCTGATGAGTTCCTTCGCGTCGAACTTGACCCGCGAGAACGGGTCGAGGTTGAAGAGCGGGTGCTGGTCGATGTCGATGCTGCCGCGTTTCAGGTCTTGGGTGATTGACAGGAGGGACGTGTTGAAAGCGACGTGGCCAGAGAGAGTCCGCAGAAAGTCGATCCGCCGTGGGCGACCCGTGACGCCAGACACGAAAACTGCCGCCCGTGCGTCGGACTGTTGAGCGTTGAAAACGTCAGCCGCCTTGACTCTCCCCCCAGCCTCGCCCACACCGACACCCGCGAAGTATGTGTCCTCATCCGTGCCTTTCTTCGCCTTTGCGATCCCCCGGAACCGATAGTACAACCCCCCGTACAAGTCCTGCCAGAGCGTCCCCTTGTCCTGCACCTGCCTCATCCCGCGTGCGACCAGATACCCCAGAGAGACCACCGGGGCCTGGCTGTGCGTCCCGTCAACGAGTGCCGCAACTGCATCCAAGGGCAGGTGCGGTGCGACCTGCCGGACCACGTTCGTCTTCTCGCTGAGGGCGTCCACTTCCTCCGTGGTGGTCACTTCCCGCTTCACTCGCTTGTGGGTGTACCTCGCCCCGTCCGTGTGGATGTAGCCGCCGGGCACCTCAACGATCTCCTCCACCGTTTTCGTGACCTGCCGCTTCACCTTCGGCAGCTTGATCCCCGTTGCGAATTCGAGCGTGGCCTTAGTCAGCAAGAGGTTGAACCGTGGATCGAACGCCAGCTCCTCCCACGTCTCTGTCAGGTCGTGCAGGACCGCGTCCGTGTTCGCGTACTGGCGTAGGTCGCACCGTTGGAGCAAGATGGGCACGTCGGCCTTGCCGGCACGCTTGGCGACGGCCTGCACTGGCGTAGGGCGTGCGATAGTCGTCCCACGGCTCAAGAGGTTGATGGTGAAGCTGGCGGTGCGGGCGTCCCTGAACTTCCCCGAAGCGATCCAGACGTACCGCATGTAGAGCCGGTCGAACTCAGGCACCATCGCCAAATCGGCAGCGGCAGCGATCAGGGCTTCGCCTTCCGTGGCCTGCACGGTTGGCAATTGCTTCGGTTGTGGTTGTGCGAAGGCTACCATCTGAGGCTCTGCCTGCTGCCAGTCAACGCCTGCCGCCGCGAGGGTCAGCGTACTGAGGCCAGCGAACGCGATGAAAAGGCGGTGGGTCAAGGTCAGCCCTCCGCTGTCTTGACGCCGGCTTCCTCTGCCGCCAGATACAACCCCCGCCTCGCAACGTCCGTCTGGTCCACGGTGACGCCAGGCGAAGCTGCCTGTTTAGCCGCAATCGTGTCCTGCACCATCCGGTATTCGTCTTCGCTGATGCGGAAGCTGATCGTGCGATTGCGTTGGACCTTGCCGCCTTTGAGTGATCGCTTCGCCATGTATTGCAGCGTATCGCGGTGTCTTACGCTGTCAAGTGCAGAAGTACAAACGAAAATGCGGCCGGGTGGTGAGCCCGACCGCACTATGGAAAACGGCAGCGGAACTGATTCGTCAGCCAGCGACTAGATGGGCTAAGAACAAAATTGCAGCGATACAGACCGCCGCTACTACAACGATCCAGAAGACCCTGACAAATACTGGCGGCACCTGGACGCCGAAATAATTCAGGGCCGTTATGACAATCGCCACCACAGCGGCAGCGAGCACGATGAAGCAAGCCCAGTCGATGAACCCCCATGAGTGCATCCCGCCCTGCCAGATTGCGAGCGTTGTTGCTGCGAACATCTTTAGCCGCCTTTCATTTGCTGTTGTGTTGTGTCAGCAAAGTCACGCCGATGCTAACAGCAATAGCAATCCCCGCCATTATTATGCCTATCACCCACTGGTTGACCTGCCGCCCCTCGCCCCGCTGCTCGTCTCGCCCACCGATCTCGTATTTCGACCGTTCCAGGAGCGTTAGCCTGTCCTCAAGCGTTTTCCGAGTCGTTGCGTTCTGATCATCAAAGGTTTTTCGCATCGCCTCCATTTGTGCGGAAGTCGCCGCAGCCGTCAAGGCAACTTGCGCCCGCAAGGTCTCGGCCGAAGTCGCCACTTGCGTTGCCAGGGTAGCCGCAGTGCTTGCCGTCTTTTCGTTGGCCAATGCCACGTCGGCCTTTTGGGCAGCAAGCAAAGCGTCAAGCCGCCTGGATTCTGCAAGGGCGAGGGCATCGACGCGCTTGGTTTCGGCGGCTACCAGTTTCTCTTGACACTGCATTCTTTCTAAAGCAAGTTCGTGAGCGTGGCCTTCCCGTGCCTTTGCCAATTCGTTCTGCCATTTACTTTCGCATTCCCTCAAGTCGTCTTGCCGTTTTAGCCCTGCACTGACTAACTGGAGGACGTTGGCAGTCGGGTCGATCAGCGGTATCTTTTCTGGCGGCGAGTCCATCCGTGGGTTGCTGCCTTCATTCCGGATAGCAGCCAGTTGTGCCAGAATCTCCTTGTACTGGGCGTCGTTGGTCATATCGGCCCGTTCTCCTTATTCGACGACCAGTCCGCTGGTGGCGGTCCTTTCTTCCTCCGTCGCCGCCAAACGACAAGGGCGACCGCGATTCCGAGCACGACGACTGCTAGGGCGATTGCACCGGGTGCGTCCATGCGTGAACCTCACTGGCTGTCAGGAGAAGGCACCGCTTGCTGTGCCGCCGCTGACGCCTGCTGTGCGGCAGCTTCCGCAGTCCTCGCCGATGCTAAGGCTTCCTCTGCCGCTTGCAGGGCAGCCTGTGCATTGACGTAGGCCGTCCACGCCGCCGCGATGGCGTTCTGGTCATTCCCGGCCATTGCGATGTTGTAGGTGTTCAGGGCGTTCGCGTCGGTCGCCAGAGCTTCGTCCCTGGTCTCGATTGCGAGTTCCGTGTTCGCCACGGCGGTTATGTACGCGAGTTTCAGCGAATACGCTTGGACCCCGGCGTTCTGCGGGTTGTCTTTCGGAGCCGGCTTGACGCGAGTTCTCATGCTCAATCCTTAATGAGTGTCTTGATCTTGGCCTCTAGTTGCTCGATCATCTTCAGGCATTCGGCCTGACGCTGAAGCAGCTTCCCCTCGTTATCGACCTGCCGCTTGCGGATCAAATCCCACTTGACGATCTCCGCCGCGTCTTCTTTCCGCCTGCCGTCTATCCTGTCGATGACCTCTTCCGACCGCCTCACGGCCCGGCTCATCTCCGGCAGCACCCAGCAGTAGTTTACCGCCGTTAGGAACAGCATCCCCACAAGAATGCCGGGGAAGACGACGAACTCGGCGATGCGGCTGCGTCGTTGGTCGGCGAGGTCTTCGAGGGTGGTAACGCGGTTGCTCAAAGATGGACAATCCTCCGCTCTGGATGATGCTGCGTGCCGTTCGGGTGGGGCGTCTCGGCCAAGTCCTTCAACTCCGAAGACGGCGGCTTCGGTGGAGGGATGTCCTTTTTCTTCTCGCGGACCACGCGTCGCCGAATCCAGAGGAGCACGCCGCCGCACACCAGAGCGTAGAAGACAGCACATCCGATCCATGTCCAGCTCATTCCTGCACCCCCCGGTCTGGCGATTTGACCTCTCTGAGATACCGGGCGATTATCCTGGTCGCTCGCTTCGGTTCGTCCTCAAGGTACTCGACATGTTTCTGACGTTCGGCAGCGATAGCGGCTTCGAGGGCGGCTTCGCGTCGGTCGTGGCGGAGTTCCATCCACTTGATGAACTTGATGAACGCCCCGACGATGCCAGCGACAGCGACAAGGAAAGGAACGTGGTTGAGCAAGTCGTCTTGACCACCATTTTCGGCCGCAGCTATCAGTAATGCGAAAAGCATACCAGTTGCCCCCTCAAAATCCTACTGATTTCGCTGCTTCACCGCCACAACGGAACGGGTGGCATCTCTTCCCCCCGGTCCCGCCGCCACAATCTTTCCTGATCGCAGAGCATTTCGATCAGCCCCCTGACCGGCCTACGTCGGCACACCTGCACGATCAGCCAGTTCTCTGCCGCCTCCCGCCACTGTAGCCAGTCCTGCTCTCCCTGCCAGCGTCCGGGCCTTTGAGCGGCGTTGACCCATGCCAGGTAGTCGTCGCAGGCGTAGAGGCAAATCCACGGCACGCGGTCCCAGTTCGTCGGCAATTCTCTGGCCAGTATCTCGCGGGCGTGATCGCGGAGCCACTTGTCGGTCAGGGGGCGGACCCGTGCGGCAATCTCGGGATCGGCAGACTTCTCAGCAATGAACAGCACGTCGGGGCAGTAGTCGGCGATGCGTGCGAGGGCGCCGTTAGCGGCTTCGCGGACTGACCAGCGGGTGTGGCCTAGCAGGGCGACGAGCAAGAGGGCGAGCAGCGTCATTCCTTCGACTCCCACAGAAAGTTCAATACCCCTTCGTCCCCCATGCCGGGCATCCCGTAGACGATGGGCAACCGGCACTTGAACCCGTTCGCCTTGAAGAACATGCACCCGCCCGTGTTCCGCTCCGGCACCTGCACCTCGACCGTCTCGACGCCGGGCGACTCCTGCAAGTGCCGCACCATCTCGGAGCCGATCTGCTTCCGCTGGAAGTTCACGTCTACCCCGATGCTGTGCACGAAGACTGACTGGCCGCACCGGGCAAACGTGCAGTAGCCGACCGCAGCGTTCCGGTTGCTGACCGTGGCGACTACACCGCAGTTGCCGTGGTTCTCCATGTCGGCGAGGAACTCGACCAGCTCCTCCATCGTGTCGGGCGTGTCGCCGTGGACGGCTTTTGAGATTTGAGAGCACCTGCCGACGTGGTTGCGATTGAGGGGAGAGACCCACACCTTGTAGGCGGGCTTAGAGTTCTGGACGATGGCGAGATGCGGAGGCACCATGTCGGGGCTCCCTGAAGCAAAGGCTGTTCTTCGGCTTCGGCACGTGCTGCGTCGTGACGACACCGTGCCGGACAAGGGCTACGTGCCAGAGGTCGTTGGCTAGTGGCCACTCGCCATCGTTGATGGCGTAACCTAGCTTGCCCGGTTCTATCTTCTCTTGAGCCGCTATCTGACGCAAGTACACGTAGACCTCTTCGAGGGTCTCGTAGCCTTGCGGCCTGCCGATTTGACTCCAGCCCTTTAGAGTGGTCATGACGTGAACCCCTCTTGTCAATAGATGCTGTAGATCGAGTCGAAGTACGTGTGAAGACTTGACCAGCTTACCACACTCGGATACGCCACGGCGGTCAGCAAGTCCCCGATGAAGTTGAACCCGCCCCCACTGTTGCCGCCGATCGTGGACAGCGTGAGGGCGGTGTTAGACGCCAATGTCTGAGTAGTCCCCTGCTGTGCCCCGTTGACGTAGAAGCTGACCGACGTGCCATTGCGGACGACGCTGATGATGTAGGCCGTGCTCGCGGACGGGGTGAAGCTGACGCTGACGCTGTTGCCGGCCCCGGCCGAGTATTGGAGTGTCCCGCTGTTGTAGTAGAGCGAGTTCGACCCCGCCGCACCGCCGAGCACAATGCCCGCCGACCAGTTGTAGAGGACGTGCGTGATCGTGTGTACGGTGCCGAGATTGACCGAACTGCCGTAGTTGTACAGGACCGGGCTGCCGATGAACTTCAAGGCCGGCAGACTGTTGACGACGGACAACTGGTACTGAGAGCGGTCAGGTGCAATAGCCTGAGTCGCGTTGTCAGCGTTCAGCGACAAATCGCCGATGCTGGTCGTCGGGTCCCCTGCATAGAACGGCAGGCTGGACGCCACACCAGCTACCAGCGGGCAAGGCCCATTCGTCTCAGCTAGTGCCGTACTGAGGATTCGCCCTACCCTGCTCGTGCCGCCCTGTGCGAACAGGTCCCACCACTCGTACAGGTTCGCCGCCGCTGATGGTGGAAGGTTGTGGTAGTTGACCCCGGCCCCGGCAGCATACAGGCTCGTGATCTGCCCAGCAGTAGAAGCAGCGTTGTAGAGGCCGACAGAGGCGATTGCTCCGGTGATGTAGCCGCCGAACGCGGTACCAGCCGCCCCGAGGAAGAGGTTGGCCAAGACGCTCGTACCGCCCGAGAAGGCCCCGAGCGTCCCGGACGTGACGAACGCCCCGTTTATGTACAGACTGGCCGTCGTTCCAGAAACGCCGACCGCGACGTGGGTCCATGTTCCAGACGGACAGGCCGTGCTCGCACTGGCCGTGGTGATCACGGTGCCGGTATTCTGGCCTATGAAGAGCTGATTCGTGGCGTTGAACGACAGGTAGAGACTCAGGTTGCTGACGCCAGTGAACAGGGCCAGCGGGACAGAACCGTTGCCCTGTGTTCCCGTCGGCTTGATCCACATCGAGAAGCCGCACCCGGTCGTAGGCAAAGGAGTCCCGAGTGCTCCGCTGATGAACTGGCTGCTACCTGCCGCGACCGACACCGCCCCATCAGTAGACAGGACCGACAGGTCGGTGCGGTAGTAGATCGACGGACTGCTCTTCTGCGGACTGAAGAATGCGTTCGAGTCTCGTGCCCCGGCGTCACTGCGGACCGCAAAGATAGTGCCTGTATAGTCCGCAGCGTTAGCCTGCACGGCAGCAATGTCGATGACTGGACTACCGGCTTGGACGGCGTAGTTCGATGCAGAGTTCAGGCCGACGCTAGCTGAGTTCACGCTGCTTCTAACGTACCCTGCCGCCGTCATGTCTGTGTAGGCGTAGTTCGCCGTTGTGTTGCCGTTGTAGTAGTTGATCAGCAAGAGCGGGTTGGTATACCCGAGTACGGCACAGTTGTTGAATGCGAAAGTTCCGACATTATCGGTCCTGCCGTTGCCGTTCCAGATACATGCAAGCGTGGCGGAAGCGTTCGCTATGATCGCACAGTTATTGTAGGTCTGCGTGGACGAAATCCCGCCAGCTTTCGCACCGTACAGGGCGTTGCCATTCACTCCGAACGCGAACGTGCTGAGGTCGATAGTGCAGGAGTTGAAGACGTATGTCCCGCTCGCCTGCCCCTCTCCGCCGCCGACCACTCCGCCCCAGTTAAGGCCGAGTTTGTCCACAAAGATGCAGTTCGTCGCCGTGAATGATGCCCCGACCCCTGAAGTCACTATCGGGCAATTGAACGTGCACTGCGTTGCCGTCACGCCGACAGTCCCACTGATGCCCAACGCTCCCATTGTTGAGTTACTATAGACGGTGCTGTTGTTGGCGATCAAGAATGGCGACGTAACGCCAACAAGATTGCAGTTGACGTATTCAAACCCGCAGCAGATGTTGGACGCCGTGCCGCCAGAGTGCATGAGCTGGAATACTTTGGTCTGATCGTCCGACGGTGCCGAACCCGGATTGAAGAACGCCGCCCCAGGCGTTGTAGTGCAGGTGTCCCAGATGCAGAACAGAGTGGCCGAGCCGGACGCGAGCCCGCAAAATGGTACGTCTGTGCTCCAGTCCCCGCCGACGGTGTTGCCGTTCTTGAACGTGATATTCCACCGGGCGAAGAATCCGGTCGCACCGATAGAAAGTTGAGCTACGCTGTGCTTGGTGCCACCATCCAGCGTGAGGTTTGACAGAACGGCAACACTATCGCCACTGAAGATTAAATACTGTGCCGTGTCCGTGCCGACATTGCCCGTCGGCATCCAGCAACATGGCCCTGCGGAAATCGTGCCGCCGCCGAACGCTTGCCCGTCCGTGATCTGGAATATGCTGCCGACTGTTCCAGCACCAGCGGCGGAAACACGCACCCCGCAGTAGCGGGCGAGACCGTCTGAATTCGGGTTGCCGCCTGCGAGCGTGTGGATGTATACTCCGGCCGCGTCCGCGTAACAACTGCCGGCCGTGGTATTCAGCGTTGGCTCGGCCGCCGCCAAATTCGCTGCCGCGACAGGCGTGAGCATGATTCCATTTTCGACGGTGATAGAATCTTCTAGGTTAGTTCCTGTATACTGCCAAACATTCGGGTAGGTTCCCGCGTTCGGCCTTGTCCACACCGCTCCCGTGAGAACGAGCGTTGCCGCGACATTGCTTCCGGGAGCAATGAAGATACTTCCGCCGGGAGGCATGGAGATCAATGATGTCAAGCCAGCATTGGCTGCCGGCAATACATACGTTGTCCCGTTGATGAAATTCAACTGGTCCCCGCGAGGCGTCACCGTCCCAGACTTGATCTTGCCCCACAAAGTATCGCCGAGTGCTTTCGTGGTGATAGACGCTGCGGTCTGCTGCGTGTTCGTCTGGTCTGACCACAGGAGGTAAGAGCCGAGTGCCGTTCCATTAGCGACTTCTGTTGCTGCTTTAGCGAAAGTCTGCCAGGCACTCGACGAACTATACCCGCTGTTGGAGTCGTTACCGTTGACAGGATCGACGAACCAGTTGTTCGTCCCCTCTGCCGGGGTCGTGATGTCGTTGGGGTAGACTGCGGCATGGGCCAATGTATCGACTGCGTACAGGGACGGGTCGCCTACGGCCCCCCACCACGAGCTAGTCTGGTGGGTTGTGACGCGGCACGAACCCATAGCCGTGATAGCGGACGCCGTGGTCCCGGTGCCGACGAGCGTGTATGTCCCACCGAGTGGCTGGACGTAGATGCTGAAGGTCTTGGTCCCGGAACCGGGCACGTTCCAAACTAACTGCACCCAAATCCACTGGTTCAGGTTGCCGATAGTTTGACTTCCGGTCCCGTAGGTGTCCTGCCCGGTGAACGTGAGGGTGCTCGCCCCAGAGGAAGTCAATTGCACTGCCGCACTGAGGACAAGAGTGGGACCGGTGTCGTAGAGTTCGAGGCACCGCATAGGGGAAGTCGAACCGTTGGAGCCCGCGAATCTGAACCACGCTCCCCAAGTCCCGCAAGTCTGAGTAGGTGCCGACGTGTGGAAGTCGTAGGCCCCGTAGACGATGGTGGAGCCGATGTCTTGTACGCTGACCCGCCCAGACCACCCACCGTTAGCCCAGCTCGCCGCACTGGCCGGGCCGACGCGAGGTCCAGCGGGGCGAGCGTACATATTCCCACTCATAGAGGAGAACTGGTCAAGGTTGCCGGAGTTCAACGTCCCTAGCGTCGAGAACGTCTCCCGCATGGTGAGTGTCATGCCGGTAGACGGTGGCTGGGGCAGTGAGGCACCGCTGCCGATGGAGACTCCCATCCCCATCGCTATGCCGAGACTACCGCGACGTTTTCGCCGACTTATCCGCACGCTCTCACCGTTAGTAGTAGCCCAAGATGCC